CTAGTGCTTAGGATAAGTACCATGCTTCTTAAAATATTCCTCATCTTGTTTTTCTTCTTCTGCATTCATTTTTTTGTTAACCTCTCTTAATTTTGAAACAGTAGGAGAAATTATAGATTCTAATTTTTTAAAATCAATTCCATGTTTTGAATCGTCATAGCCAGGCATATGAACGTTTAAAGCTGCAGAGTAAAGTTCATTTAATAAATTATTGAAAGTTGAAAAGAACTTTTCAATGTTAGGATCTGGTTTGGATTCATTTCCAAGATAAGCTAGCCTGCTATTGAATACATCACTAATCGCGGATAGCATACTATCTATTTGCTGGTCAGTTAAATGCTTTTCATATTCCCAACCGGCATTTTCATTAATATCTAGTGAGTACAGACTCTTGAGTCTTAGGTAATTAGTAGTTTCGTAATCAGTATGATTTTTTTCGAAATTTTGAAATTCTTTAAAATCACTATCACTCATTTTTTTATAGCTTGGCTCAATTCCTTGCAAATAGCTGACCGAGACGTTAAAAAAATTAGCTAGTTTTTTCCAAGTCTCAAGTTTTGGTTCTGTTTTCCCATTTTCATAGTTGTTAATAGTTCCTCTTTTTATACCTGTTTTTTGTGCCATTTGATCCAAAGTATAGTGGTGACTTTCTCTCAAAGCTTTTAATCTATTTGTTGGCATAATTTATCACCTCTGAATACATTTTACATGTAATTTAGAGTAAATGGCAACAAATATCTAAGAAAAATAGATATTGACATCTAAGAATATTAGATATATCATGTTTTTGTTATCTAATATTCTTAGATTTTTTAGTGAGGAAGTGAAATTTATGAATGATTTTCCAAAATATATGAATTTAGGCCAAGCGTGCCAATATTTAAATGTTAAATCTCGTAATACTTTAAAAAAGTATATTCAGCAAGGGTTACATGTAATTATAATCAATGGCACTAAACGTATTGATAAGCAAGACGCTGACAAATTTATGGAAACCAATAAGATTTAACTTCACCGTGCGGGGGTAGACAAATTTTGGGAGGTGATTTCATGATAGCAACAACAATCTTATGGGCAATCAAATTTATGATTGTGTCGTTTATTGGCAACGTGGTGGTTAAGTTAATCAAGAACCCGCGTCGGTATTTTGGAATGTGAGGTCAGTCGCATGGGAAAGCATACAAAAAAGGCCTACTTTGCTTTGGACGGCAGTAGGTCGAAGAAATAATCCAAAATATGCTTTCCCTTATTTTAACACGTTAGCACGGTTATATGAAGGGAATTTGTAATGAAGAAAACTAAAGATTTAGATGAACTAGCGCTTGAGGCTGGATCACTCGTAACTTCAATAGGGGCTTTAGATGATTTTGTCTATGAATACTTCGTTAATAACAATATAGATTATTCCGAAAAATTGAGTGGACTAATCACTGTCATAAAGCAATATGCAGAAAATCACTATACAGATATTGATGAGCTTAATATGTTTGGCGGTGTTGAAAAATGAAAGAGTTCGCAACGCTTGATAAAGCCATTGAGCTGGCCCAACAAGGCTATGCGGTTTACCCACTAATTGAGAATACGAAGAAGCCACCTAAAGGGGTGGCCGGCTACCGAGCCGCAACTAGTGACCAGAATACCATCTTTGCATGGTTCAAAAAGCACCCGACTTACAACTTAGGCTTACGGCTAGATTTATCGGATTTATTGGTTGTTGACATTGATATGCACGATCCAACTAAAAATGGTCGGGATAGCTTGGTACAACTATTTAAGCAAGGACTGACATTACCGAAATACACCTACATTGAACGGACGGCTAACGGCGGTGTGCATTACTTTTTGAAATACGCGGGGGCTAAGGTTCGCAAAATTGACGTTTGGCCCGGCATTGACTTGCTGAGTGACTTCACGGTAATTGCACCAAGTGAGATTAACGGCAAAATGTATGAATCCTTAGATGGGCGAACCTTAGCTGATATTAAGCCAGCTCCTCAATGGTTAGTCGATAAGTTGGCGGGCCAAAAAGTGAACTGGACGTCAGAACGCGCCTATGCCACACGCCAAAAGAAGTATACCGGTCGCTTGTTAGATGAAATGGTAACCGGGACAACCCAAGGCAATCGCAATGCTTGGTTAACTAAAATTGCTGGTCGAATGTTTGGTGTCGGTGCCGATCCCAAGACAGTTTATAACATGCTGTCAGTGATTAATGATTCGTTCGTTGATCCGGCGCTACCAAGCAAGGAGGTTAATGTAATTTTTCAATCCATTTTAAAACGAGAGAGTAAGGGGGTTCATTAATGGGTAAAGCGATGGATTTACCAGCAGAGACCCAAGAAGCGGCCAACAATGTTATCAAAATGCAACGTGACGCTGATTGGCAGAACGATTTCAAAAAGAATTCGGACGATGGAATTAAAACACAGTCTCTTTACAATATCCGCTTAATTATGGAACATGACGAAATGTTGAAAGGGCTAGTTGCATTTGACGAGTTCTCGGAACAAATTGTCAAAACACCACAAGCAGAAAATTCACTGTTCAAAAAAGGTTTTTGGAATGATAGTGATGACACGTTATTGAGAAGCTATATTGAAGATCATTACAACTTGTTATTCAGCAAGGAAAACATTACCGACGCGGTAGTTACAGAGGCACGCCGCAAGACAATCAATCCGGTTAAGGCTCGTATTGAAGCGGTAGAATGGGACGGTCAGCCACGTGCTGAACGTTATTTCATTGATTACTTAGGTGCCGAAGATAATCATTATACCCGCACCATCACTAAGAAATGGCTAACTGGTCTTGTTGCTCGGGCCTATGAACCCGGCGTTAAGTTTGAAATTGTTCCTATCTTAGAGGGAAGCCAAGGACTTGGCAAGAGTACGGCTGGTAAAAATCTATACCCTGATAAATTCAATGATTCGTTGAAAGGAATGGGTAAGCAGAAAGACGATTATCAACAGTTACAAGGTAGTTGGATTATTGAAGTTGCCGAGCTTTCCGCCATGAGGAAAACGGACATTGAGGGAATTAAAAATTTTATTAGTGCACAATCCGACACATACCGGAACAGTTATGGCCGCTATGCGTTACCGCACCCACGTAAATGCGTATTTATTGGCACAACTAACCAAACCGACTATTTAAAGGACGCGACCGGTGAACGGCGCTTCTATCCAATTAAATGTGGGGTCAACAAGGCCAAATTAGATGTATGGCACCCGGACGAGAATTACATGCTTCAAGTATTGGCGGAAGCCGCGTACTGGTTTAGGAATGGCGAACCGCTATATCTGGATCAGGCCACCATGAAAGAGGCTAAGGCGTATCAGATGGCTGCGGAAACTGTCGACCCTATGCGCGATGCTATCGAAGAGTTTTTAGCAATGGAAGTTCCCACAGATTGGGAAAACATGAGTACCGGCTTAAAACAAAGCTATGTCAGTGACTACGGCCATCATTCTAAGTGGCTAAAAGATCAAGTTAGTAATGAACGGAAACTACTCAACCAAACAACAACTCTGGAAATCATGGAAGTTGTCTTCCATAAAACAGTCGATCGTTATTTAACCGGGCGAACAAACTCGGAAGCTAAGCGAATCAAGCTATTAATGGACAATATGGACGGCTGGGAAGCTAAAAGAATTAGAATGAACGGCAAGTTTCCACGTGGATATGTCCGCGTACAATGATCGAAAATGCTAAGTGTACCACGTTGTACCGGGTAATGAACCACGTTAGGGCACTTTGAAACGTTGTTATATCAACGATTGTCCACGTGTACCACGTGTACCACGTTAAAATGAACATTTCCAGTACAGGAGGAAAAGGAAAAATGAAAGTAATTTATCCAAGTTTAGTTGAGCAAGCTTTTGACATTTACGTTAAACAATATGGACCAGTTGTCTCAAATAGAGTTAACGAATTGAAATCGTGTATTTACAGAGCCTTGATTAAAGAAGGTGCTTTAGATCAAAATGGTGATCCAACTCAAAAAGCAAAAGATAAAGGATTGGTTGGGAACTTTACCCCAAATGAAGATGGAGAATATGAGCCAGAAACTGTAAGAGACTTAAAACTCATGTACCCCATTTATGCACAATTTAGTGACGATCACTTTATGAAATCAAGTCAAGGTTGGTTAGCTGACGCCTACGTTATCCGAAACGTTTCAAGCCAAGTTTTGAATAATCCTTTAAGCGATGAAGAACAACGCAAAAATGCGTACAAGATGTTGGAACAATTAGATGATTAACATGATAGAAAGGATCTAACTATAATGATTAAAACAAAAACGATTATGCAAATGTCTGTACAAGATTTAGACCGAGCAATTAACAGAGAATTAGCCAACCGGATTGATAGTGACAATGTCATTGACATTAAGTTTTCAAGTAACGCGTTTGGGGCAGACCTAGATTCTTCTTCTGCAGAATATTGCGCCATGATTATTTACAAGTGAGGTTAACTAATGAAGAACTATAATCTAAGCCGACTAAATAAGCGGGTACAGTTTGGCACCGTCAAGTCAGTTGAAAATCCAATAAACGGCACAACCAAGCAACAATTCGTGCCACTGTTCACTGTCTGGTGTGGTGAGTATACGTTGACCATCAGTAACACTATTAGCCTTACTGGTACGACTGCGACAACTAACCAGCTAATTGCGGTACGCCATGACGATCGAATCACGACAACCTTGGAAGCAATATTAGATGGGGTGACGTATCGCGTTGCTGGCGTTAGTTCTGATAGCGAGATGAATGCTTATGACGTGGTCACACTAACTAAGGTCAACGGTCATGGCTAAGCCAATGAAGCAATGCGAGCACCCGGGTTGTCGGACGTTGGTTGCCTATGACACACGCTATTGCGAGAAGCACCGCAAGGCAACTAACAAGTGGCGGTATCACAAACGCATGTACGATTCAGATGAGAGTAAGTACCAGCAGTTCTACAAGTCGTCAGCATGGCGCAAGTTGTCACGGCGGTTCCTTGAAAGCAATCCGGTATGTGTACAGTGCTACCAAGATGGGGTGATCTGTAAAGCCGATGTGGTCGATCACGTTATTGAAATCAAAGATGATTGGTCACGTCGCTTAGATGAAAGCAACCTACAACCATTATGTTACCGACATCATAACCGGAAGACTAGACTGGCTAGAGAACAGCGGGAGCAACAAACTAAATAACCAATGAGTGTCGTGCTGAAAGGCGCGGCGCTTTTTAGTAGAGCGGAATTTCCCGCTAAAGTGAATCAGACTGGCTAAGTTTAACTTAGAACGTGTTTGGATACTTTGACATTCGATTTGATTTTAGTTAAATTAGATCAAAAACAGGAGTTTTTAATCCATGAAAAGCTTTGCACACCATTATAGTAGCGACATCTCTCGTGAACAATTTGAACTAATCCGGACAGATCTAGAAGGCATACGTAAGCGGACTAAGCCAAGAAAGGTTGATTTATATGATATCTTTTGTGCCCTGCTTTATACCTTGAAAAATGGGTGCGTTTGGCGCGATTTACCCAGTGATTTTCCTAAATGGGAAACCGTCTATTATTACTGGTTACTTTGGACTAAAACGCCATCTCCTGCTGGTATCACTCCTCTGGATAAGGTTTTAAAAAAATTGTCAGCCAACATCGGTTGGCTCAGAAGCGTTCAGTTTATACATCGTTCATCATTCTAGATGCTCAAAGTGTCAAGAATACCGATCCTGCTGAAAGTAGTGGCTACGATGGTGGTAAAAAGGTGAGTGGGATTAAGCGCCATCTTGCTGTAGATATCAATGGGCTGCCGATGGCAGTCCATGTGACAACCGCCAATGTTTCTGAGCGTGATGGCGCCAATGCGCTACTGGCGTTAAACAAATCACAGTTTGACCTGGTTCAACGAGTAATGGCCGATGGTGGTTATACTGGTAACAACTTTGCTCAATCAGTTCAGGCAATGATTAACGCTGAAGTCATTATTGCTAAACAGAGTGACCTTAGGCACGGTCAAGTGACCCCGCAACGCTGGGTTGTCGAACGCAGTTTTAGCTGGCTAGGAAAATATCGGCGCCTCTGGCGCAATTGTGAGCGAAAGCTGAACACCAGTAAGATGATGATTAGCTTAGCCTTCCTGCGAATACTCTTGAAAAGATTCTAAACACGTTCTTAGGTAGTAGATCTGTGCAATACTGCGCTGAACTTTAAGCCGAGCTACTAAGCGGAGTTTTCCGCTGACCTAGCAAGTGTAGTGCTGACTACACTTGTTAAGCTGAGTTAGTGAGTCGAAATTTTCGACCTAGTTAACCAACCCGCATTTTGCGTCTAAGTTGCCAAAAGTGGCAATGGACTGCGCCGATTTTTCGGCCGAGTGAACAATTCAAGTTGGCGGCTCAATTTTGCGCCGCCAAATTTAAAACAGCATGACAGCCCAGAAACGTTGATATGGGGGGCCATGGTCGACCAAAAAGGAGCGGACAGCATACTTTTGTGTTTATAAAAGTCCCTTTTGAGCTTTGATTTTTTGCTAATTTTGCTGGATTGTGAAATATCCCTACTAATAATGCGAAATTTAAACAAATAGCTAGTCAGGGGGTAACGTGTAAATATAAACATGTTATTAATTGCACTTTTTAGAAATATGTGCGATAATATAGGTATAATAAACGAGTTCTGGATATATGTATCAATCAGCCGCTACGGGTCTAACCCGTGGGGGCTTTTTGGTACGTAAATTTAAACGAAAGGAGTGCTCCGAATGAGCCAAAAAGTAAAAGCCTTAGCCAGTATGAAGAAACATTTAACCAATGATGAGCGTGATCAACGTAAAGACGCTGAAAAAGCGTTATTTGATTATCCGGTGCTTGATTTAACCCCGCCAGATTGGTTACATGATCGTGCCTTGACTGAATGGCAACGGGTAGCGCCTTATTTAAAGGCCAATACCCCAATTAGTGAACTTGACCGGGCAATGTTAGCCAGTTATTGCCGCGCTTATGCAACGGTACAGACTTGCGAGAATGATATTCGTAAGAACGGACTGGTACAAACTAATCAAGAGACTGGTGTACGTAAGCCGAACCCCTACGTAGCCATGCAGTCACAAGCGATGAAAGATTTAAAAGCCTTAGCCAATGATTTAGGCATGTCGCTATCGAGCCGGGCCCGCATGGAATTGAATAAACAGAAAGATGAGACACCCGAAGATACTTTTGAGGCGATGTTGTCATGATTGAATATGTTGACCAAGTGTTATCGGGTCAAGTATTGGCTGGTCAAAAAATCAAATGGGCGTGTGAGCGATTTAAACGCGATTTAAGCCGTTCTAAGGACGACAGCTTCCCGTTCTACTATGACGAAGACAAAGCGGCACAGGCGGTTAAGTTTATCGAATTGATGCCTAAGACTGACGGTAGCCAACTCACCATGCAACCATTTCAAGAATGGATCATTAGTGAACTGTATGGCTGGCGTGAAAAAACTACTGGTAACCGCCGTTATGATCGTGCGTTTATTAGTATGGCCCGGAAGAATGGTAAAACCTATCTGGCTTCTGGTATGGCCGCTAATGGCCTTTTAAGAGAACGTCAGCCCGCCCGCAACCGACAAGTATTATTTGTCAGTAACGCCCTTAAACAAGCTAAATTAGGCTATGACATGCTTTCAAGTGGTTTACGGCAAGTCCGTAAGCAATCGAAGTATATGCGGCAACGGGTTAAGGTGCAAAAGCAAGCCATTACTGACTTAGAAACTGATTCACAAGCCTTGGCCCTTGCCAGTGATACCAGTACGCTTGATGGTTATGCCGGGACGACCGTTATTTTAGATGAATGGCACGAAGCTAAAGACCGCAAAGTGTACAACGTTTTAAAGTCTGGCCAAGCACAAGAAGATAACTCCCTGCTGGCGGTGATTTCCACCTCGGGTCTTAACCTTAACGTTCCAATGCACGCCGAATATGACATGCTGACGGACGTTTTAAAGGGGAAAACCAAAGCTGACCGTTATTTTGTGGCAATATGGGAACTTGACGACCGCGAAGAAGTTTACGATCAAGCCAATTGGATTAAGGCCAACCCGTTATTCAGTGAACCACACGCTAAACAACGCATGACGGAAAAGATTCAGGCCGACGTTGACCTTGCCATTAAGCAAAACAACCTAATCCCGGTACTGGTTAAGAATTTCAATATGTGGTTGCAAGCCAGTGAGGACAGTTATATTTCAGCAGACGATTGGGCCGCTGGTAAATTGGCAAAGGTGCCCGACTTACATAATCGTGACGCCTATATTGGCATTGATTTATCAAAAAGTAATGACTTAACCGCGGTTAGTTGGCTCGTTCCAATTGGTAACGGTCAGTTTTATTGTGATAGTCATTCGTTTGTGGGGACTAAATATGGCCTCGATTCTAAGATTAAACGTGATGGCATTGATTACCGGTCAATGGAGCGGGCGGGTGAGTGTAGTATCACCCGATTAGATAGTGGCATTATTGATTATGACAATCTATTTGATTTTGTACAAAAACTGGTCGGGAAATACAACTGGAAAGTGAAAGCAATCGCTTATGACCCGTATAACGCGCAAACGTTAATTACAAAATTCGAGAAATTAAGCTATCCTTTGTTTGAAGTACGACAAGGCACCAAGACTTTGAATATCCCAACCCGTAATTTTCGTGATCAGCTTTACGATGACAAGATTAAACATAACGGCAACAAGATTCTCGCTTATGCGGTCAATAACGCCATCTTGAAAGTGCTAAACAATGGTTGGCAACTGGATAAAGCCCGCAATAGTAATCGGATTGACCCGATTGCGGCGTTGATTAACGCGTTTGTAGCTGGTATGGACTATTACCAAGAAAGTGAGGATCAACAGCATGCAGAAGATTACTACAAAACAGCGACTGCGGCAGATCTGTTCTGATTATGTACAAACGATCTTGTTGGTGATTGGCCTAATCTGCTTAGTAATTGGTTTTGGTTGCTGGATCAGTTGGCAAGCGGGGTTAATGCTGGCTGGTACGGCAATGATTCTGTTAGCGTTGCTAATTAATTATGAAAAGCAAAGAGGTGATTAAATGAGTTTTTTCGTTAAAAGCAGTACCACCAGTGGCACGCATGATCCGGTGGCCGACGCCTTGGTTAGTTTATCAAGTAACGACCCATATACGTTTGTGAGTGCGGCGGTGTTACGTAATAGTGACATTTACGCGGCGATTAATATTATTGCGAGCGATATTGCCAGCAATCCGATTATGTGCGATACGGCGATCTTTAATACAATGATTAATCAGAATCCCAATAGTCAGATGGACGGGTACCATTTCAAATATGCGTTGGCGGCTAACCTGTTACTCAATGGTAATAGTTTTGCGGAGATTTTGCCTAATCACACGCTTAAATTTGTGCAAAACAAACAATTGACGGTTGAACAAGATGACGTCAGTGGGGCGTTGACCTACACCTATACCCCGATTAGCGGTAACAGTCGTCAGATCGCGCCTAACAACATTTTACATTTTAAATATTTCACCAAAGACGGTGTATCGGGGATTAGCCCCTTATATGCCCTCAAAGATGAACGCCAGATTCAGTCGGCCGGCAATAAATTGCTAACCGGCTTTTTTACTGCTGGCGTGCATGGCACCACGATTATTAAAGTCCATCAATCTGATTTAGGGCCGGAAGCCAAAGGCAATATTCGCAACCAGTTTGATGAAGCCAATACGGGTGATAACGCGATCAACACGATTGTGACCGATGACACCATGGACATTAGTAACTTATCCTTAAATACCGATGTGTTAAAACTGGTCAACTCGAATGACTGGACGACCCGACAAATTGCTAAGGCTTTTGGCTTACCGCCGGAGCGCTTAGGGGTTGAAAACGATCATTCTAACCAAGAGCAAAGTGGCGTGCAGTATCTTCAAGGGACATTACAGCATTACTTTGATAGCTTTACCAGCGAGCTATCGTTCAAGCTTGGTCATGACTTTACGTTTAACACGGACAAGTTATTGAGCCTTGACCCGCAAACTCAGCAAGCCCAAGCGGTGGCTGGTTTCACGGGTGGCATTATGAGCCGCAATGAAGCTCGGGCCAAGATTGGCTTGCCACCAACTGACGATGGCAATATTTTCCTAAACTTACAAAAGAATGGAGTGGATAATTCATGAAACAAGACCGACGGTTAACGATTGACGCCGAATTGCGAGCACAAACGCCACAGTTAGAAACACCCGAAGACGGGCCAGCTGAAAATTCAGCAGACCCGCAACCTAAAGGTTTCCAAACAAGCAAGGGTAAAACAATTAGTGGTTATGCAATTGTATGGAACTCACCAAGCAAAGACTTAGGTGGCTTCACTGAGGTTGTTACCCCCAAAGCCCTTGATGGTGTCGATTTATCAAACGTTCTTATGCTTAATAACCACGACTACACTCAAGTGTTAGCCAGTGCCAAGGCGGGCACGTTAACGCTAGAAACGGACGACAAGGGGCTACATTTCACCGCGCAGTTGCCGAATACGTCGTTTGCTAATGACGTCTACGAAGAAGTTCAGAGTGGGAATGTTGATTCCTGTTCATTTGGCTTTGATAGTGACGACGACACCGACGAATGGACTAAAGATGATGGTGGTAATATCACGCGCACCATTAATCAAGTTAAGAGTTTGTTCGACGTGTCGGTGGTAGCTGTTCCCGCTTATGACGATACAAATGTGCAAGTTGATACCCGTAGCTACGAAAAATTTATTAACCAAGAAAAGGAGCCTGACAACATGGCAAAACAAACAATTATTGATCCTAACAGCAATGACAATGGTAACGAAAGCAAAACCGGTATTCCCGCCTTTGAACAATATGTGCGGACACACGGGGAAACACGGGACGGTTTAAAGACTGACGGTGCCAGTGCGGTTATTCCTAAAGAACTGATTACCCCCGTTTTCCAATTAAAACAATCCAATTACAACCTCGCCCAATATGCGACGGTTAAGCAAGTTTCTAGTGGTTCCGGTACTTATCCAATTGCCACCAGCCAACAATCTGCGGTACTGGCTACTAAGGACGAATTAGCCGATATTGCCGATGTTGACGCGAATATGTTTACGGAAGTGCCGTTTGATGTAAAGACCCGGGCGGGTAAGATTGCCTTATCTAATGAAGTGGTGGAAGACGCCGAAGTGGATATTGTTAGCGAAGTTAAAACCCAATTGCAACAACTGGTTGATAACACGGACAACACGCAGATTATGAGCTTGTTAACTGGTAGCAACTTTACTAAAGCAACGGCAACCAGTATTGATGATCTTAAAAAGATTTTCAATGTGACGTTAGATCCCGCCTTGAGCAAAATGTGGCTAGTGAACCAATCCGGGTTCAATTACCTTGATACCTTGAAGGATTCCGAAGGCCGTTACTTATTACAGCCGAACCCAACGGCACCCAGTGGGTTCACCTTGTTAGGGGCACCAGTCGTCATGATTAGTGACAAGTTACTGGCCAACAACGCCGACGGGACGTTCCCAATGATTGCGGGGGACTTATCACAAGCCGTGGCTGTCTTCCGGCGTAACCAAGTAACCGCCCAATGGGACAAGTTCGACCAGTTCAGTCAAGGGCTTTCCGTCATTGTGCGGAATGATTATGAAGTGATTGACAAGACCGCTGTAATTAATGTGGCGTTAGGAACTGCAACTGCTGGTAAATAGGAAGACAAAGTAAGTGGAATTTCAAACAACAAGTGATAGTATGATGATAATGCTTATCAGATTTTAATGGAACGTGCAGCTATAATTTTAGGAGTGATTTCATGAAGAACACATTTATCCTTGCATACAGTGGTATTATCATCACGTATGTATTCGCCGCATATGTTGCTTTTAAAGTGTTTGAGGTAATCTATTATGCTATGACTTGGTAATAAAAAGGCCGTGACTTCAAGGTCACGGCCTTTTATGATAAATATGTGTTTTGGAGACTGCCCGGGCTGGGATCGAACCAGCGATCTCTTGATTAACAGTCAATTATTCTACCGCTGAACTACCGGGCAATGAGTACTCTATATTTATACCATATAATTTTATGAGAGTAAAGTTAAACTTATGAGGAAGTGATTAGTTGGCAGTGACTGTAGACGACATTAAACTAAGCCTGCGAATTGATGTAACTGAAGATGATCCAATGATTCAAAGTTATTTAGACGCCGCCAAGGACTACGTGCAGACGGCTGTTAGCAAGAATGAAGATCTGACTGTCTACAAACAGTACGATTTTGCGGTGTCCTTGCTGACACAATTCTGGTATCAAAACAGAGTAACTGATATGACAAAGACACCGTATCAAGTTGTCAGTATGATTCAACAACTGCGTGGAAAAATTGAAGCTTAGGTTTGACATATGAAATGATTGGTACTAAAATTAATGTTGTAATTTGTCCTAATATTACTTTCCCGTAATAACGGCGATTATCATATCCTATAGTGAGAGGCTCTCCCCCGAGCCTCTTTTTTATACATATATCTGGGATCAGAAAGTGTGATTCCGATGCGTCAAGATGTTAAGAAAATTCGTAATTTATTGAAGCAATATGCCAAACTAAAACGTGATTTGACGGCTTTTAATCAAGTTTCCAGCCCCTCATTCGATGGAGTGTCAAGCCATAGCAGCCGAAACGGCGCTGAAAGCCGCCTGATAAACCATGTTGACCTGTCTTACCAGCTAAAAGAAGTCGAAGACGCCCTAAATGCAATTGATGATCCACAATATCAATTTATTTTACATGATTACGTTATTGAGAAGCATTTCACCCGCAATGAAGCTTGTAACCAATTATCGGTTAGTGTTAGCAAGTTTAATTATATGAAGAATGAAGCATTACACGCTTTTGCAAAATTTTACAGTGATCTAACGGTTTGAATGCTACTATAGCCCAACTTCAACAATTTTACTGTATAATTAATAATGTGCAGTTAAATATTTACTGGAGTGTCCTTGTAAATGAGTTATTTCATTAAAAAATGGTTTTTCGAAGTTACTGTAAATATTACATTGTTGATTATTCCAGCATATTTGATAACGTGTAGCATATTACAATATGGCCGCATGGCTTTCAGCTTGTCTATGCCGGTGACTGTTTATGGGCTAAATTTATTAGCGTTTAACTTTATGATTCTGTCAGTATTTGACTTTATTCAGTGGCCGTTTGATTATCATGAACCTAAAACTATAAGAAAGGTTATTTTTGTGATACACATTACTATTGCAGTCATTGCCTTGATAATAAGCGTTAGACTAATGGCCTAACGAAAAAAACTGCTAACCAAAGTTGGCTAACAGTCACTACCCCGCGCAAGTATTAAGTCACTGGAAACAGTGGCTTTTTTGTTATATTTTTGGCTGTCCTTTTGGCTGACTTTTAGTGAAAAGAGATGACAATTAATGATAAACTAAAGTAATAAAAAAGCTGCAATCACGGTGTTTTTGACAACCAATGATAACAGCTGATAACGAATATTGGGTATACTGGGCTCGAACCAGTAAATTACGGATTCAGAGTCCGCTGCCTTACCAATTTGGCGAATACCCAATAACAACTATTTAATAGTAACTTTTCCAGCAAATACTGTCAAGACTTTGCTGAAACTTTGTGTCTATTTTTTGCATTTTTGCTTGAATATCGTATCAGTTGGTGGCTAAACTAGTTAAATGGAAGGTGAGTGTATGTCGAAGTCAGAATTAGATCATTTATTCGATCATCTGCGACAACAATTGATCGTATGGGCGGTCACGGCCATCGGATTAGCAGTTATGCGCAGCTTTTTGTTACCCCAATTATTGACTTTCGTTTTTTGGTGTAGTGTGGCCTACTGTTTGCTCTTATTCGTTGGTTTAGTTGTTGTGACGATTTTTAGGTGGCAAAAATCTTAATTATATTTGACAAGCCGCTTATCATTCGGTAAGATAATAAATGAATTTGTGCCCGCTGGTCAAATTGGTTAAGACGTCGCCCTCTCAAGGCGGAGTTACGGGTTCGATCCCCGTGCGGGTGATAAGTCGACAAATATAGAGAAACGACAAAGCACCAAAACGCTGATATAAAGGCGTTTTGGTGCTTTTGTTTTACACTCGAAAACCACTCAAACACGATATGTTCTTCCACGATTCTTCCAAAAACGAAAAAAGTAGCCAAAATATAGCAGTTTTTGGAAGAAAAATTAACAAATGATTTTGTAATCCCTTGCGGCACAAGGACTACAGCAATCATAAAATTATCATTTTTAAAATCCTTCGTCCATTAGCTCGGTAGCCTTCTTATCTGATACGCCGTTTTCTTCTTCAATAAGATGGACGTAGGTGTTAACGGTCGTTTCTAGTTTTTGATGTCGAAGGCGATGCTGAACATAGGGAAGGGACTCATGATTTAGGATAAGAATCGAAGCGTGTGTGTGCCTCATGGCGTGTGTTGTAACTTTGTTGATCTTTAGACGGGTACAAATACGTCCTAGCTCTTCGTTTGCATTCCCATTGCCCACTATTTTTCCTAGTTTGGACCAAAATACGAGGTTCTTAGGATTCTTCATTTCGTGCAATTCTAAATAATCCTTCTGCGTGTTACGATAGCTCCTCATAAAACGACAGTAGGCGGGTCCTATGGTTATATCTCCATCGGCCTGTCCATTTCCCTTAGTTGGACGGAAAGTCTGTCTACGGGCGTCCCATTGCTGTTTTATGTGAACTATTCCATTATTCAAATCCAAATTATCCCACGTTAGGCCAGCGGCTTCCTCGAACCTGGTTCCAGTTTCTAGTTGAAACAGCATCATTAGCATAGTCATGTGGTCATAATCAGCCGTTTTAATGAGATATTTACGCAGCTTCTTATAATCGGATAACGTCAGATACTTTTCCTCTACGGGCTTGGGAGGGCGTCCAGTGACGTGTGCCTTGTAAGCAAAGTCTCGTTTTAGAATACCATCAGCTACGGCGTCTTTGATTGCAGTGTGTACTTGTTGATGAAGCTTGTGAGATGTGGCAATTCCATGACTGCGGCCAAATTCATTCAGGAACTTCTGGTAATCTGGACGTTTAATTGCGCTCATAGGTTTATCCTTAAAATATGCAGAGATGTGACGCCAGTTGCCCATATATAGCTCGTGAGTATGACGCGATACACCGTCAGTTTTGTAAATTCTGATCCAATCAAGAAAGTAATGCTTTAGACTCTCAGTACTACGTGATAAGTCAGCACCTTCCAACAGAGCATTCTTAGTTTTAGTTTCCCACTCAACAGCGTCAGTTTTGCGCTTTTCTAAATGAGTAACCGACTTATAGCTACCGTCATCATCTTTATAAGAGACACGGGCTTGCCATTTACCATTATTAAGTTTTGTTACTGACATGTTTTATTCCTCCCAACTGGAAATAACAATAGGTTGACATTCCCAAACATACGTTCTTCTGTGCGATAAAATAAAAGCCCCAAACATGAGGCTAAATTGTAGTAGTTTAAGCTATATAAGAACGTTTGATATCCCAGTCGCTAATATTCTTTGAATCCTTAATTTCTATTAACAAATTATCTAATTCTGATAATTCGTTTTTATTAGAAACCAAGACCGGAGATACACGGTTGTCTGACATTATATCATTAAGGAGCGGTCGTAGGGTACTGTTTGATGACTCATAATCTGATGCCTTGGAGATTATATTCAAACGGAAATTATCAGTATTCTTGTTCAACAAAGTGAATGTATTTTTGTACCAATCGTTTATCGAACCTCCATTTGGAGTAATCTGAATAAAAGAGGGGCTTTTACTTTTAAACATTTGATAAACATAGTCCATCTCAAACTTTAAAGGAAGGTTGATTGCGGGCTGTACCTTAACATTTCGTCTTAATTTATTTTCAAATGACTTATAGGTAGTGAATAAAGAAAAAACACTACTTTTTAACGATGCACTTTTTTCTGCTTTGGAAATAAATTGATCACCTATATACGTTTGAATAAGATTATTAAAAACGTTTAAGTCATTGCTCGTGCGTGCGGTATGGGGCGTTGAAATGAAAATACCGTTTGGTAGTTGTGCCCCTAACCATGTATTCCAGTCTGTATTGTTGTATTTGGGAACACTAAAAATACTCATTTTATTTTGAATGTTTTTAAGTAGGAACTCTAAATACTCGATACTTACCTGATATGTTTTACGTTCTATAGGACTCCAAAAAAAATTGTTAAATTTTCTATTAGTTGATGATAGCAACTTAAAACTTATCTGTTGGGAATGCTTGTCACCAATAATCACTCCAACGTTCATACGTTCATATCTAATTTGATCTGGTACGTAGGTTATAATTGCATACCAGATACTGTGTCTGTCTGCCATTGAAGGTTACCTCCCAAGCTATTACTAAATGCTCCAAAAGTGTTCATTCTGTTTAACATTGATTGTACTAGCAACTTTTGACGGCTAAGAAATCGTAGATACAAGTTAATTTGCATCTCAGATCCAACAACCCATTCTGATGGAATGGATTGTAACATATTAAGCAGCGTATTGTCTGGTATACCTGCAATTTTATTTACAATTTCATTGAATGGATTTCCGTTGGTAAACGTAATATTAGACTCCATTGCCCTAAATATTTGTCCGAAACCTTGTGCCGGACGGTAATACGCTGATATTGATAGAAGTTTGTCTACCATTGTGTTGGAAAAGATTAGGCAATTAGCAGAATCTTTAGCGTCTAATAATCGATGGAACCGAGAAATTTTCTCTGAATCCCAACAAGGTGAAAAAAAACAATGGCCAAAATCTATGGCGTACACTTTTCGTTCTCGCTGATTGTTACTTGCAACGAGGAGATTTCCACCATTAGTAAATCGATCACCATTTAAAGTAAAACAATCGAGTGCGATAATGTCTGCATACATATCAGCGTTAATCACGTTTTGGAAATATGTATTCCATGATTTAATAATATAGGGCTTTCCATTATTTATTTCTTGAATATAGTTATCTACGAGATTATTCTCAACGTTTGGTAACATCTCTGTTCCAAAGTATAGTCCTGGTTTTAAATGTTGTGCAAATAAATAATCTCTGTTTTCATTAATGAATTCTTCTTCAATATTCAGGATAGCAAACCCGGGAACAGGAATACCCAAGTAAACAGCAAGTTGATAGACGAGTAGCTCTTGCATAAACACAGAATCTTCATTTAGAGTAGGTTTATTAGGGCGATCAACGAACTGTTTTTTTAGCAAATAGCGTTTATTATTTGATGCCAGTACGGCAATAGGTTTGCTTTTACCAGCTTGTGGATTCAAGGCGTTGTTAATCTGATCTACGTCAGCTTTTTCAATTACAGTCATAAAGTTCTTCTTTCTTAATTTAGAGTGGCGATTCACATTATTAAATTGTCTGGAAATAATTTGAAACTAAGCGAGTGACGGGAATCGGACCCGCGACTACAGCTTGGAAGGCTGTCGTTTTACCACTAAACTACACTCGCGTGAAATGGACCTTGTTGGGCTCGAACCAACGACCGGACGGTTATGAGCCGTCTGCTCTAACCAACTGAGCTAAAGGTCCAATTAAGTTTTAAATGCGAGCGGCAGGAGTCGAACCTACATCTGAAAGTATCTAGTTAGCAATTCAAAGGAGTACTGTTCTACCGTTGAACTACGCTCGCGTGAAAGCCCCGACGAGGGCTTGGGCTTGTTATGGTCTTGCGTATTGATTGCCCCGTGGTGCTGGCTTGGCACCAGAATTATCAGCAGCACTCTGGGTCATATATTGGTAATTACCTGGGTTTTTAACGCTGGTGTAGTACTTGTTGGAGTCTGATACAAAAACCATACCAGAAGCGGCAGTAGTCCAATCACCATCTTTTGTATAAGAAGCATTGTCTGTAGTACTTGTTTCGCTCGCTTTTTTTGCTGATGACGAGCTAGCGGCTAATGATTCTGAACTGGCTTTAGCTATTGAAGAGCTTTCTGCCTCAGACTGTTTTTTGCTCGACTCAGATTCAGAACTAGCTATACTCTCTGAATCTTCTTTGGATTCCGACTTGGAGGCAGCAATACTTTCAGATTCTTTTTTGCTACTCGATAGGGCACTTTCAGATGACTCCTTTTCTTTAATAGAGTTAGCTTTGCTGATGCTAGCCTTTCTTTTCGATGCATCTTTTGCTGAACTTTTCTTCGCTTTGCTACTTGAGACTGTATCTGACTGTGATGCACTTGATTTTGTTGTACCAGAAGGGGCCACAGCTATACCTAATATTAAAAATAGAACGGCAATTCCTGTTGAAATTAAGGTGTATTTCTTATAGGGACGATCAATCCCAGCTTCCTGAAAGTGATAAATTCCCCATCTGATTAAGAAATAAGCCAGTGCAATTAGCGATAAAAAGAACATAAGTATAAAAAATGATTCCAAAGTAATCCCTCCAAAATATGTTATTCCCCAATAATAATAATTCCCCGAATTATAAGTAGTCCCAACTCCTAGCTTTTATCGACATCCTATCTGGTCACTCGGGTTACTGATTATACTTAGCATTCAGATTATCTGTGTTCCATTCGGTAGCGACCGAATCAATATTATAGTAGTTACTATCTTTATGGTTGATTTGTTTGAGTGCAGATTGGTCAAAGGAACTTTTTACCAGTGCATCGCCATCCATGTAAAAGGTGATAGTAATATTTTTGAAGTCGGAGAACCCGTAATCATCCTTAATCGCTAGCAAAATATGGTAGGCGTCTTTCTTATAAGCACCTTCATCATAGTAATCAGAGCTATCCTTGACATTTATATCAATGCCGGTAGTTACTGGCTTATGGTATTCACCGCTGACTTCTTTTACCTTTACATTAGAAACATGCTGTTTGATGGTATCTTCGATTGCGATGTCGGATATCCCAGTAGTATCATAACTTGTTGTCGACGAAGATGATGTAGAATCTTCGTCAGGGGTAGATCCGTTATACGCGTCAGGATTAGACGAATTGCGTGAATATTCTTTTTTTGCCTCTTTAATCGAAGCTGCTTTTTTCGATGCTTGAACTGCTTTGACAGATTCAGAAATACTTTCTGATTTTTCATGTTTTTTAAGTCGTGGCAGCAGGGTATAGGCATGATTAATTTCTTTAATGAGTGTTCTCTTATGCGTTGACGTCGGCAGCTTATCAACTTCCTCTTTGACCGTATCAATGTCTGATCGTTGGGTATTATCAATTAAATCTTTATGTTGCTTGTTTTCAAAAATTGCTTCAACATCCATTTCTGCACGAGCTGTATCTTTAGTATGATTGTTGCTTTTACTATTATTGGAACATCCGACTAAAAACAAGGATAGCATTGCAACCCCTAAAACTAGTACTCTTCTCAATTGAAATTCCTCCAATATAATTACTAATTTGTCACTCCTGCCTCTTTTAAAACGTGTTTAACAACTTTGTTTGAATTTTTCATGTCAGAAGTGTGCATTGTTTTATTGCTGTACAGTATTTTTTCGATTCCTGCGTTGGCAACGAACCCAAGAGCAGCATTTTGAGTGTCAGTATCAGCATTTTCATTTTTTAATTCTCGAATTGACCGATTGAAATTAGCAGTGGACGTTGTTTTTGTTTTATATGTTTTTACAGTTTTAATATCTACAGCAGATACTCTTGGTAAGCTTTCATTCATTCTTTTTATAGTTTTGGTTAATTTAGTAAGTTGATTATATTGGTTACTAGTTACTTTAACTCCTGCGTAAGATTTGCTACAGCCTGCTAGAGTGAGAGCCATAACAAATGTAGCTAAAGTTATACCTATTTTTTTCATTACATAATTCCTCCAAAAATGTATTACTGGATTTTAAGGGCTTATATATCAGGTTAACTTGCTAATTATAATAGCGAAGCCAGTTCGTGTGGTAACTTGAAAAAATCTAAGAAGTCTAAAACATCTTCTTGTTTGCTCCAACCGTATTCCTCTTTCAACATGGTCAGCATAAACTTATTGGCCTCTGTTTCATTGTCATCGGATAGAAAGCTTGTCGTATTTACCGCAAAAAACTGTGTATTAAATCCCTTGTGATGCCGTATATGAAAAATTTCGTGATAGCAGACACCATCTTGAGTTCGTTCATCAATTATGTTGTTAATGACAATCATTGGGATTCGATGCGAGTTATTATTGTAGCCGTAAATATTGCTACCAAGGTTATTGAATTGCACGTTAATGCCCAAGTCGCGCGCCAAATCAAAAGCACTTTGAATCCCAAACTTGTTGGTTAAGTGGTCAATATCTTCTTCAATCCACCGTTCCATATAACCAGCTCCTATTATTCCTCTCCATTACGATACTTTTTGGGAGTGAACTTCCTTTTTGCTAATTGTTTGGATAATTCTAATGTTTGACGCATGGACGCTTTGAGCAGTTCTTTGTCCTGATCAGATAGCTCTTGTCCATTTTGGAAAAATGATAAAGAATGTTTGGAGTCGAGCCCGTTCATCATATCTTCAAGTTCCTTATCGATACTTTTTTCATCTTTTTCAGTTAAGTCATAATAGTGAGAGTTTTTTATAGGCAAGTTATCCTGATCTTTGGTAATACCAGCTAGTTTAAAAATCTCATCATCAGTAATTCGTAGACCTGTTGCCATTTTTTGAAGAGTTTTTGGTTTGGGAATCTCGCGTTTTTTATTTTCTACCTGTGACCAAAATGATGGAGATATTCCTGCTTGTAGTGCAGCTTGTCTAACTGTAAATCGTTTTTTATTTCTTATTTCTTTGATTTTTGGACCGAAGTTTAACACTTCGTTACGTAAATTTTCCGTTGAACTCATGGCGTCAAACTCCCTTCTATGACTGGATTATAGCAAAAAGTGAAACAATAGAGTGCAAAAAGTGAAATATTATCGTGATAAGTGGTTGCAAAAAGTGAAACAAAAGATTATAATAATTTATGTAATCAAGAAAGGAGGCGAGGACATGGCAGTAGTCCTTCCTGTAAAAAACTCTGATGAAATCAGAGAACTAATTAGCCTGAAAGGTGAGACAGTACGGTCGTTTTCCCGTAAGAACGGTATTTCTTATGGATATTTATCTCAAATATTAAATGGAAGGAAACCATCTCCGAAAGTCGCTAAGAAAATATCAGATGGGGTTGAGAGACCAATTGATTCACTTTTTTTGTTCTCAAAAGTTGCAAAAAGTGACACAAAGCCAAAGGAGGCGGCAAAATGAGTGAGAAAAAATATAAAGGTTCCTCAATAAATAAGTATGCAGAAGCTTGCAAGTTCGCACGAGAGGTAGCGTACCCAAATGATTTAGATAGTGTTCTTGCTGCTGTACAAAAAGTCGAGGAGCAATTTAATATGCACCCTCGGCAACTAGAATCAATTATTCAGTTTCATTGTCAATATCATCAATTTCAAGATGAACTTCTTCATCATGAATATTGAGACTAAAACGTGGTTCTTCTGATTCCATTTCATGTTTGTGGAATGCTTGATTTAAGCCGGAAACTTGTGCCCAAGCATCGCGAATAGGTTCAATCATTGATTCATCAACGTCTGTATCACAGTACGGACAGCTGATTTTTGTGATTGGTTGATACATGTTTAATGGAAAATCGTGATTACACTGATAACAATGAAGTTTCGCGATTGTCATAATAGCCATAATTATCACCTCCTTGCAATCATTATATCGCAGGGGTAGTGAAAGGAGGCGAGAGCGTGATTAGTATAATCATGGCACTTATTGGGCTTTATTTGGTTATTATTCACGCAACCGTTGATCTCGAATGGTTGAAATGGTTTTTGCTAAGTCTGGGTATTTTAGCTGCTTTGCTAACTTTGACCCTTCTTGTAAAAGGATATCTTCCATTCTGATAAAAGCGTCATTGTATTCTGTATCTGCGTCCTCAAAATCAGTATTGTCATCTTCTAATTCAAGCAAGTTCATAAAAGCACGAAAGAACTTAGGAAAAATCTCAGCACTTTTTGATCCCAACAAATGTGTGTGACTTGAAATCAAATCTAAATACTTACTGCGAGCGCCTAAAGACAACTCACTAGGCAATATATCTTCCGGGGGTGTTATTAAAAGTAAATTGAAATATGGCACATAAAGCTTTTGGTACCGCTCGCGTAACACATCATATTTTCGTTGGTGTGCTTGTGTGTTTAAACCAAAGAAATAGGATATTGCAACGGCAAACAAAGGAATACTGGCAGATACTATCTTCACTAATGCAATTGAAGCAGATGCCATTAGATTTATTTTTCCACCTCGTTGTAAGGCGGGAAGTCGAAGAAGTCGTGGACGCTGATGCCGAGAGCAGAACAAAGTGAATGCAATAGATCTACTTTTGGAACACTCTGCCGGTAAATGAAAGAACTCACTGTTGATTGAGTAACTCCTGCTAACGTGGCCAAACGATTGACGGTTAAATTACGCTCGCGCATAAGATCATACAAGCGTTGAATTATTAATTCTGATTCAGTCATAAAAGATCCTCCAAACGTGTTTGCGTTAATCGTAAAACAAATTCATTTAAAAAAGTTACGCTGTTGCGTTGACAATTCACGCAATGGCGTTATAATAAAAATAAAGTTACGCAAATGCGTTAACTTTAAGGAGATGAAAAATATGATCGGCTCAGAAATTAAAAAGAATCGTTCCAAGCTTGGCTGGACGCAAGCAAAGTTAGCGGATGCTGCGGGCGTATCACAGAGTACTGTAAATACTCTCGAAAACCGAACAAAGCATCCTGATGCTGTAACACTAAATTTACTTGCCAAAGCAATGGGCGTAACCGTGGATGACTTATTAGAACCTAAGGAGGTGATTAAGTAATGGAAGTCACACAAGAACAGTTGCACGAAATGGTCCAATCGGAGGTAAACGCAGCTATTGCCGCCAAAAGCCTAGCACCAGTCAAAGCAAAAAACACTGCTTGGATGGAGCTTAAAAACGATATTTCAAAATTTGTCAACGAGAAGTACGGTAAGAACCCAAAAGCTTATTCATTGTCAGACGCAGTTAAAACGATCATTAGATTCCATGTAGGTGTGTCTAACGTATATCAAATTAACGAGAGCAACATTGATGAAGCGCGTCGAATATTTGAGTTACTAAAAGCAAATATTTAATTTTCAAAGAACGGAGGAAACAAAATGACACATCTATCACGAACTACATTAATCAATGCACTAGCAAAGGTTAAGCCAGAAACACCAAGAGTAATGTTTGAGGCACTAAGCGATAAAGCACTAGATGCTGAATTTCGAGCAGTAACGGCCGAGTATAACGAGCAAGCTAGCCAACTTATGTCAGTTTCATATTAGGAGGTGCGAACATGTCAGATACGATATTGATTCGGCATGAGGCTCCAAAGGGATTCCAATTCATTAGCGAAGAAGAATACGAGAGGTTCCAAGCCTGGAAGCAAGCACAACTTGGTATTCGTACTTGGAAGCTTAAAGATTTGGCCAAGTATAAATACGGAACCAAGTCAACCGAACGAGCCTCACGATATTTAACCAAGCATCGCCATGATTTGGATATTGAACAGGGTGGCTTCATTGATTATGTGAATACCCATAACGGCTGGCAGATTCCAGCAGCTGAGATGATGGATTACCTATTAAGCCATCCCGACTAACTAAATTATAAGTGAATTACACGGAAAGGCCATATAAAGCCCTTTCCAAAATACAGAGGTGTAGGTATGAAGAACAAGTTTGCAGAGCAATTGTCATTAGCGTTGGACAGGCATAAAGAATCAACACAGCAGCAAGTTGCCGATGGGACGCATATTTCTCCCGGGCAGTTGTCACGATTGAAAAACGGGTCAAGGAACACTGATCCACAAATTCGGAAGTCGTTAGCAAACAAAATTAACGATTTTTGGCTTAGCTATTCTGGTGCTCGTGAGAATTTCGGAGTGCTGTCATTTCAGAATGACAGGCGTCTAAAGGGTGATATGTTCTCAGCCCTAATGCGTCAGAAGAAAGAGCAGCAAGAACGAGAGGCAATGGAAGCTGAGTTTGAGAATGCTATTGCGATTAATCCAAATGATCGGACACCAGCGCAGCAGCTAGTTATTGAACGTTATCCACGTGAATACGCTGAAGAGATTAGCGCCGAGATAACTGATTTAGCTAAGAAAGCTGAGTATGCCGGTATTCCAATGGATAAATTGCAGGAAGTAATCGATAAAGTCAATCAAGAAAATGGCTAGGAGGAAATAGCAATGATTGAAGGAGCATTAGTAGGCTGTGCGTTAACTGCATTGTGGTTCAAGCGTCATGAAGTTGCTAGCTGGTTTGGAATTTAAGGAGATGATGAGACATGACAAAAACACTAAAGCAACTAGTACACGTATTATGGGCAATAGAAAAAGACCTCCATGTTATCGCAAGTAACACGGAAGCCTTCAGAATGCGATATGTGGGGTGCGATGATCCGGGTCCAAAAGGCTCTTTAGGGCACCCCAACGTATCAGCTCACGATTCAGGAGTTAGATAGTCTTTTTAACACGTTTAAGGAGGTAGAACGAATTGGAAGTACGCAAAGTATCGCTAAAGCCTAAATTTGAGTACAAAAAAAGCTGCTCGAGTATTGGTAGTACCCGTGCAGCAAAGACGCTTAACAATTTCATTTTCGAGTTCTATTGTACTCCGAAACAGTCACTAAGACAACGTTTGACACGGAGGTGGGCGAAATGAACGGCTACGATAGCTGGTTAATTGACCAAGAAGAAGCTGCGGAAGGCTGGCGTGATGATGAGCCTACCGAGGAAGAGCTGATTGAAAGTGGCGTCATTGCTGATGAGGAGGACGATGAGAATGATTAAAGAAGAAACTGCGGGCATGACGCTCGATGAAATGGAAGTCAAGCTTGAGCAGGCTACCCGAGATAAGAAGGCCTTTAAAAAGGCCATGCAAAAACCACAAATGGAAGTTGATAAGTATCGAAAGGCCATCAAGACGGTAGATGAGCAAATTGACCAACTACAGGAATTACAGCGAATGGCAATGGGTGATCAAGAACAAGTTGATACTGAGTTCTTTCGCTTCAAAATGGGCACCGTTAACCCTAGTACGTCTCGTAACTGGAACCTTGAACGAGATAAGGACGCGACACCCAAAGAGCTTACAGCAGTCTTTGAACGCTTTGACGATACATTAATCAAGACGACCCGGAGTGTAAACGAAACGGAAATCAAGAATCGATTAGCAAGTGGAGAGCTCTATGTAACCCCTGATGGGAAGATCATGGATTCAAACCTTAAGGCTCTGCCAGGATACTCCGGGTCACTCAAGAAGCCCAAAATTTCCGTAAAAGCTAAGGAGGACTAAGGATGAATGAGAAGCTTAATCTGATGCAGAAACTTAATGAGGCTGCTAAGTCAATTGGCGCGGTTCATAAAGACGGTAAGAATAGTTTCCAGAACTATGAATTTCAATCCGAAGGAGCTATCAAAGCTGCGGTTGAGCACGCAATCCAAGGTGTTGGAATTCGAATTATCCCGAATTATGAGATTATCAATCAATATGATAAAGCCAGCAAGAAGGGCGGTTCAAACCACTTTGTTGACGTCATGGGGACGTTCTTAATCACAGACGGTTCAGAGTCACAGACAGGTTCAATGCCCGGAAGTGGCCAAGATAACGGTGAGAAAGCGATGGCTAAAGCTTGTACAAGTGCTCAGAAGTACTTCTACAAACAGCTGTTTAACATCACTGACCAGGAAGAAGATCCAGATACAACTGACAGCAATGCAACTGATGGTGAGCCGCTTATTAATAGCCAGCAAAAGGACCGCCTAGACAGACTGTTTGAAGCTCTGGCGGGTGTGACAAACAAGGATAAGGAATTTGTTGCTAAAGCTTACTTCAAGAAGGTTGGCAGCGTTGATAAGCTGACACACAGTAGTGCTAACACGTTAATTGAGTTGGTTACTAATAAATTAGATTCGTACGTTGACAAGGAGGACCAATCAGCATGAGACAAATTACTATTTCGGGAAACTTAGGTAAGGACCCCGAAGTGCGACAAACGCAAAGCGGTATGCAAGTTGCTAACTTTAGTTTAGCAGTAAGACAGAATCGCCCGGATGATCAAGGCAACTATGGCACTGACTGGTTTCGATGTGCGGTCTGGGGTAAGCGGGCCGGAACGATTGAGCGATATTTCCATAAAGGAAATCACGTTCTGGTAACAGGTACGTTTGAAGTTGATGAATACAACGGCCAAACGCAGTTGGGAGTCAACGTTACAGACTTTGACCTGCCAGAACGAATGAGTAATCAGGGCCAACAGCAACAACCATCACACAAGCAAGCGACACCAAGTGATAGTGACCAAATCACTATCAGCGACGACGATCTACCATTTTAATCAACTAACATTCGAATTGGCTTGAATGCAGCAGTGACTGAATACACCGAACGGGTGAAAGGCCCATTAGTAAAGGAGGGACGAATTTGGATTACTTCAAACAACGACGAGCGTACCGTAATTTTAAGATGTATGAAGCGAGTGTCTCTAACGGACAAAATAATCTGTATCGCGAGTTATTAGACTATGCGAACGATGAAGGCAAGTTGGACGTTCAGTTTCGCATGAAAAATTCGGCATTACTCAGTCTGACAGGACTATCCGAACCCGGCCTCGACAAAGCACGCAACTCATTAGTGCAACTAGGACTAATTAAATACGTTAGAGGCAAGAAAAATGTGAAACCACCTGAATATCGCATTATTAATTTATATAGTAGGTCAGCTGGTTACCCAACCAGTAACCCAACTACAAGTCATAAAAGTAGGTCAACTGGTTTAGATGAAGTAGGTCAACCGGTTGGGCAAGGTGGAGGTCAACCAGTAGAACATAAAGAACTTACTAGTACTGACCCTGACTTGACTGATACTGACTCTTATGATGATGACGCGGGTGTCACACGCGAGCAGGTCATTAACGACTGGACCAACCTGTGGGGATTCCCAAACGGGGTTGCTCGTCCTGAAATTGATGAATGGCTTGCAGTGCTTAAACCTGAATTGGTGGCTTACGCCATTCAAATTGCTGGTGAACACGATGTGCAGTCGCGAGGAGCTTTGAAATACGTTCGTGCAATTGTTGCGGGCTGGAAGAAACGAAATATTACGACGTTAGAGCAGGCTAAAAAGGCCGCTGCTAATCATGACGACCGCATGAAGAGCGAAAGAAAACCTAGTGGCTATTCAAAACCACGCCGTAAAGAGGTTACGCCAAAGTGGATGCAAAAAGGCGCTTCTCAGGTGGATTCTAAGCCAAACTCAATCGATAATCAGCAGGATGATATGAGTGACGAGGATTTTCTAGCGTTCATGAACAGCCAGGAGGAAGCTAAATGAATTGGGGTAATCAATTAGTCAAATTAGCCGCTAACCATGCCTATGAACCGGCCGCATTGCACTGGACTAAGCAGCGCATGAAACGGCATTTAAAGGCTGGCGGTAGCGCACAAGATGAAGTGTGCGCTCATGAGTACAAGCTATTTGCACTCGAGGTTTTAATTATTGAATATCAGCGGGATGGCTTAAATTTTGATTTGACCCAATGTTGGGGTAAACCAGCTGAGTATTTTATTGATCTAGAGCAAGCTAGACAAGGATTGCAAACGGAGGTGAGCGCATGACTAAAACACAGGTGCTAGTAATTAACGCTGATCTACCCGATATCGATCACCCACTAGCAATCGGGCCCGAACCGGAAATGTTTAAGCTCGCGCAACATAACTACAAATCTGGTGAATGGCCGTTTCCAGTTAGACTGGTGAAGCCTGGGACTAAGGTAAGCAGTGATGCGGCCTACCTAGCCAGTATGAAACAAGATCCGAAGCAGGGAGAACGTGAAGATATTAAAGCCATTCGGCAAGCACATAAGCATGGCAAACATTCTCTCAGACAAATATCCGAAAGTACGTCGATTGAGTTTAAACGGGTAAAGTATTTAGTCCACAAATACAGCCTGCCATTGGATAACAGTTACTGGCGTGCTGAGAAGCATAATAATCCTGATGAAGTGATCGCCTATCAAACACTGGCACGATTATGTGAGAGGATCGATGCCTCAGAGTTATCGATTAGAAAGGCCAGTATGTCTAACGGGATCGTTAATGGCTATTACATTAGCCGGGTGCCGAAAGTATGAGTAAAGTCGTGATTAAGGGCGAACTGCCTAGCTTAAATGAGTACATCAAGGCTGAACGGGCCAATCGGTATGCGGCAGCTAACCTAAAGAAGAGGTACACGGCCTTATGTAGTGTATATGCGCGGGCTAGTCATAATTCTGGAGTCGAATTTAATTGGCCTTGCAAGCTTAAATTTACGTGGTACACAAAGAACAACCGAAAAGATGCGGACAATATCGCCTTTGCTAAAAAATTTGTGCTTGACGGTTTTATGAAAGCTGGGCTTTTGGGCAACGACAATCGAAAGCATATCACGGGGTTTCAGGACGAATTTGTAGTTGATAAGCGAAATCCGCGAGTAGAGGTAGAGGAAGTTACGGAGGACGTTAAATGATTGAAGTTAAAAGTTTAACACGTGATCCAGAATGTTGGGATAAGTTTCCATGCCCGTATTGTGGCGGCAGAGTCATTTATACAGATAACTCGATAATTTATCACGGTCAAAGATTTGGCAATGGTAAGTGCTACTTCTGTACCCAATGCGGGGTGAGTTGTGGAGTACATGGTAATCCAGCCACTAGGCGTCCGCTTGGAGTATTGGCGACACCCGAAATGAAGAAGTTAAAACAACAGTGTCATTTTAAATTTGACCTTGTCTGGCGAAATTGTGAGTTAGATAGAAGTGCTTGCTATAGACGACTAGCTAAGTTGATGAATATTGATGCTGAACAATGTCATTTTGGCTGGTTCGACCTAAGAGATTTGAAACGCGCGAATGCGATTTTAAATCATAAAGAATGGTACCAAACGGAGGACGTGAAGTGATGACTGATTTGGCACTTAAACTAGGCAGAAAGACGGTAGTGGCCTACATGGTCGTCCTGACCTTCCAGGGCGAAATTATGAAAAACTACCCAAAGCTTTATAAGCGGTATGGCGACGCATTCAAGCGTTGCGAGCACTTAAACCATGTGATCAAGAGTGATGACTATCGCTGGAAATTGATGTGCGCTAAGGGCTGGTATGATGTTGACCCGAATGACAAGGGGGATTAGATATGGATGCTGAAATACCAGCATGGGCCATACAAGCGGCCTGTGAGGCTATGGGCTACGCAGATGAGTCGGAAGTAGCGTGGGAAGACTACCCGCTGGTTATGGCGATGGCAGAATCGATGGAGGGCGAATGATGAAGATAGTGGGAAAGCTTTACTGCATTGATGGCAACGTCCATAGTCCAAGGGACCAAACACTATATGTTGTGGGAACTAACGAAGTCGATAAAGAGCAAGTGAGAGAAGCTTGCATAGCTTACATTGATGACTATTTTGGCAAAGAATATTTTGAAAAAGAACGTGGAACTAGTCTAAAAGATTTAGTTGAATCTGCTGATTTGAGTATTTCGTATGAGCGCCATATTCCAATCAATGAGGCCAGCTTTGATTATGATATTTGGGGATCTGGTATGTATACCGTAGGCAATGCTTCTGGAAGAGGCGCCAGAAAAGTTTGGGTGCTCTCATTTAACGATGATCCGTTCGGAACGGAGGGCGAATGATGAAGATAGTGGGAAAGCTTTACTGCATTGATGGCAACGTCCATAGTCCAAGGGACCAAACACTATATGTTGTGGGAACTAACGAAGTCGATAAAGAGCAAGTGAGAGAAGCTTGCATAGCTTACATTGATGACTATTTTGGCAAAGAATATTTTGAAAAAGAACGTGGAACTAGTCTAAAAGATTTAGTTGAATCTGCTGATTTGAGTATTTCGTATGAGCGCCATATTCCAATCAATGAGGCCAGCTTTGATTATGATATTTGGGGATCTGGTATGTATACCGTAGGCAATGCTTCTGGAAGAGGCGCCAGAAAAGTTTGGGTGCTCTCATTTAACGATGATCCGTTCGGAACGGAGGGCGAATGATGACGATAAAAGATTTGCTTGCCGATTGGGTGGCATGGACGATAATTTGCTTTATGGTTGTCGGTGGTATCAAGTTGCTGGTGATTGTCTTAGGCTGGCTATTCTAGGGAGATGGTGACGATGAGCGATGAGTTGAGATGGCATATTACAATTGTTCGAGAAATTGAAGGACTAGAAGTTCAAACGGAATTTGATACTCCATTTGAATTAAAGCATTTATTAAAAACTATGTCTGATTATATTGGTGATGACAAGCCCAAGATGGTCAGCATTAAAGTAATTGGAGATGGCGACGATGATTAAGTTTAGAGTGTGGGACAACGAGTGCAAGGTAATTAGAGACTATGACGAATTGAAAGGGTTGACCTTGGACGCCTTAGACGCAAGTGATTTTAAGCTTGAGCAGTTTACCGGCCTGAAAGACGTGAACGGTAAGGACATCTATGAAGGCGATGTTCTAAAGACGAAAGCTGGACTGATTCAAATTGTAGAGCAAGGGATATTGGAGACTGATCGTGAAGACATCATTAACGGCTTTTATGCTAATAATCTTAGCGACGAAAAACCACATACCTTTAGCTACGACGATGAAGTTATTGGAAACGTGCACGAGAACCCAGAGCTACTGGAGGCGGACAAATGATTAAAGTTTATTTGAAACAACCAGTTTACGTTGAGAGAATTGATGAATTGGGAACCGGATTAATTGATAAGTACGAAATCTATTCGCTCAGTGGCGGAATGTGGCACCCTCACGATGAAGTAGGTCATAGCATGCTATGTAGCGGCCATCTTGAATGGGGCGACTGGATTGCAACCGGTGCGAATGGTTCGCACTGGATTATCCCGAATGCTTTATATGAGCAACAGTATGGCGAGCTACCGGTGATTCCCAAAGCGGTAGCTGACTACATGAAGGACTGCAAGAATCCAACCAATTCAGCCTTCCATTCTACACTCTACGAAGCATTCGACGAGCTATTTGCCGCATCTCAGGATGTGGAACATTGGATCGAGCATAATTCGGACGTCTTTGCCCGTGCGTGGCTGGACGGATATCAAGTGGAGGAAGATAAATGAGTGACACCGAATACGCAAAAGCAATCCGAATGAAAGCCACAGTTGCCAACCTGGAAATGAACGCGGCACTGACAACTGAGCAACAGGCACAAATTGGCCAGGACTTCATTGCTGACATTATGGAGTTGAGTGATCACGAGAGTAAACAAAAAGCCGCCTACTAGGGCGACTAGTCACAGGACCACTCGAATGACCGTTGTTAGTATAACATATAAAAAGCGCTGCCATCGCTGACCGCGCTACGATTGATACCTAGCACATTAATTATAGCATACGAAAGCGGAGGGGCGCATGATGGGCGAACAGCAAGTTATTTCAGATGAAATTTTTCCACCAATTGACCAAGAGAAAACAATTAAACAGGTGCGGCGGTTCCTGGATAAAAAGTTACCGCAAGCAGTTCGGGCGTCCGGCCATTCGGTCGCTGATCTTAAATCGCCTAGCATGGATGGCATGCCTAAGTCGGCCCCAGCTGGTAATTCGGCCGAGGATCGGATTACACGCCGCCTGTACGCCGAACAGATTGTCCGACAGACTATTCAGGCAATGGCTCGCTGTGATCATGAGTGCCAGGAGATATTAGATCGGCTATATTTGCAAGGTTACAGTGACACGATGTGCTACATGGATATTGGCTACAGCAAGACTCAGTATTTTGACCGCTGGAAGCCATTGGCAATGCTGCAGTTTGCACAGAGCTATTACCTAGAAGACCTGAATATTTATCAAAACCGAACTCAAACCGGACTTTAACCGAACTTTTTCCGAACTCAAGCCGGACTTCATAGCAATAAATTGGTGGTAAATTAGTATTATTGATAATTGGTTAGGGCGACAAATAAACGTTTTTCTGATAGCCCTAATCGATTATTATTGTGGCCTTAGCTCAGTTGGTAGAGCACCTGACTGTTAATCAGGTTGTCGCTGGTTCGAGTCCAGCAGGCTACGTTAATTTTAAGGGGAGGAAGATGAAATAATGGACTTAAAGGATGTGACAACTAAGGAGCTTTCGAAGGAATTAGAATCTCGCTTAGGTATTCAGACCATTAGCTTACAGTTAGAGGAGCAAGCAAAAATCACTGTTGGAGACCAGAAAGTCTTTAGCTTTGATGGTCCAGCAGTGATCATTGTCAATATGGATTAGTTTATGCGCACATATGGATGATGTATGATAGAAGCATGGAAGTAACGGCCTTTAGAACTGGCATTCATTAGGCCTTGATACTCGTCAGATGTGACATCACTGTACAGATAGACGCCTCCACTGTTAAATACAATTTCTAGCTGTTGAGTGCTTGGGTTATACCCAACTTCTGATAGGTCACTAGAAATAACAGGAATTAAATTCATAATATGACCTCCTTTCTATAAATTAAGTATAAGCATAACTGAATTAAGTGCCATTATTAAGCAGATATGATCTAATTGGCAAGATGGCGGTCTCCAAAACCGTCTATGTTGGTTCAAATCCAGCTATCTGTGTAGCCGGCGGATTTATAAGGGGTGATGCGCTCCTCTCTGCCGTCGGCATTAGTCTTCGTGTTTAACGTCGGCCGTTGAATGCGAGTATCGCTGTGGGCTAATTGGTAAGCCACAATGAGATGCAGGTTCGAGTCCTACCGGCGATATAGTTATGTGATACAGCACCCAATGGGAGTTGACCGCATAACGTGTGCTTGTGGCGGAATAGGTAGACGCTAGATTGTGTGGGGTTCTCAGGCCATACGTGATTGAAAGGTACTCATATCTTGTGTAGGGTGCAAATCCCTACCAAGCACATAATTGGCGCAATTAATCTGGCCACCAAATTACATGCGGAAACATGCGCGCTGTGGTAACGTAATCAAACATGGTTGTAAAAACTATAATCGTTTTTCTGATAACAACTGTGTTTAGGAGCCCGACATTTAGTTGGGCTCTTTTTAGTAAAGTAAATAGTGTGTATTGCAACTCAAATAATACTAAATATAGTATGATATTAAATTGTATTGTTGAATAACGGGATCGCCATCTTATGAGACAACAATACATAAGCCTGGCTGTCTTCAGGCTTTTTTAGTACATACGATTAGGAGGTAGCACAATGCAAAAAAGCTTTAATTATCAAGATGGTTTTGGTGAGGAACTAAGCCTGGCAATTAATCCATCAAGTGGTTTCTTATTGGCTACCGATGATGTTGGTGGAGACAGCGTAGCAATGTCAATTAGCTTTGATGAGTTGAGACGGCTAGCTAAGCTGATCGATGACGAGGTGCCTCATGGCGAAAATGATAAGAAGTAAGTACGGGTACGAGCCACCTGAATGGGTGCAGGCTGATGCCCGGCTAGATAAGTGGTACAAGGATAAGAAGCGTCGCGCTAAACAGCATGGCGCTTTTAGTTTGGATAAAAATAAGGAGGTACAGCATGCGAGCACAAAAGAAGCCGGTAGTTATTGAGTATGAAGTATTTCAAGATACGGTAACTTGCTTTAATGCATTACAAGATAAGCTAGGGCTCGATCCACTTAGAGTAAGCTATCATGATCCGGATCACCCTATCTTAAAGATTGAAACTTTAGAGGGCACTATGACTGCTAATGTCGGTGATTACATCATCAAAGGCGTTCACGGTGAGTTTTACCCATGCAAGCCTGATATTTTTAAGCAAACTTACGACTTACTAGATTAATTCCAAACCCGTCGATTTCGACTGGTTTAAAAACGGAGGTGTGGTGGTATGTAATGGCTAAGTATGAAAAATGGTTAACTCCTGATGGACTTGTCCGAATTGGTGGCTGGGCTCGTGACGGTCTCACTGATGAGCAGATAGCGCATAACATGGGGATTAGCCGTTCGACTCTGAACGCATGGAAAAAAAGGTTTTCGGACATTTCGGACACCATAGGAAAAGGCAAGGATGTTGTAGACCGGCAAGTTGAGAATGCACTATTAAAGCGTGCTATGGGAACCACGACAACTGACAAGATGTATCGAATGGTTCATAAAGACGATGACGTACTTGATATGGAAAGACGACGTTTTAGCAATGCTTGGAAATTAAAGCACCCAGAGGCCTCTAAGAAAGAGATTGATGACGCTGCTATTGCGGGAGTAAAGGAATATAAGCGCATTCAGCAGACTGAAAATATTCATGAATTTCCACCTGATGTTAATGCAGCTATATTTTGGTTACGTAATCGTAAACCAAAAGCATACCGTGATCAAAGTTTCCAACAGCTTAATGAAGCACAAACTGATAAAGCGAAAGCTGAGGCACGTATTAGTAGTCATAAGGCTAATGAACTTGAAGGCGTTGGTCATGTAAATCCATTGCTTAAAGCTTTAGCCAAAGGAGCACAGCAGTTAGTACCTAAGGAGGAAGAAGACGATGCAAACACCACTAAGTAGTATTCAATATGGTAAGAAACAGGCAACGTTTATTTTTTCTCCATTCGACCATCTGTTTGATGTGAATGAAGGTTCAATTCGTGCTGGCAAGACGGCGGCAGATGATGCCCGGTTAGCGCTGTTTTATTTGGCAACAACGGATGAGAACCATTTAGTCAGCGCCTATAACCAGGAACTTGCTTATAACCTGTTTATCGAAGGTGATGGCATGGGACTAGCCTATATATTTGATGGTGCTAGTCATTTGAGACGTGATCGTGGTGGCGATCATTTAGCTTTAGACCTACCGAGTGGAAAAAAGAAGATTTACTTCAAAGGCGGGGCCAAGTCAAACAGTGCCAATGCTATCCGTGGTATGTCATTAGGCTCAGTTGCGTATTCTGAAATCAACTTGTTAAACCATGAATTCCTTGATGAAACGTTTCGACGAACGGCCGCAGCTAAGTATCGTTATCATCTTGCTGATCTTAACCCACCGGCACCACAAGACCCAATTATCAAATTCTTTGATGAGCGCGATGCGCACTGGTTACATTGGCGTATGTCTGATAACCCAGTGATGACAACCAAGCGTCTGGCTGAGATGGAGACGCAGCTTAAGAAAAATCCATATCTGTACAAGCGTGATTGGTTAGGATTAAGAGTCATGCCACAGGGGATTATCTATGACCAGTTTGACCAAGACAGTATGACTAATCATACCTTGATTGGACAACCAGTTGAAATGTTTTTTACTGGTGATGCTGGTCAAGATGATGCCACAACAATGAGTTGCAATATTGTTACCCGCGTCCGGCAACCTGATGGGCGTTTTAAGTTTGTTCTAAACCGTGTTGCCAATTATTATCACAGTGGTACGGAGACCGGACAAACAAAGGCAATGAGCACATATGCCACAGAATTAAGAAGATTTATTTTGTGGTGTGTTAACACATACCAACTGCACTACTCGATGGTGTTAGTGGATCCCGCTTCATTGGCATTACGACAAGAGCTAATTAAGGTTGGCGTTGAAGCTGGTAAGGCGGATAACAACGGGCATGATCACGTTGGTAATTCTAAAGGAATTGAAGTCGGCATTCAGCGGCAGCAATCATTGATTGCAGATGGTCAGTTTGTCTTGGTTGATACGCCGGATAGTGGACTAGCAAATCAGAGCTATGATAATTATCATTTTGTGAAAGAACTTGGTATGTATGTGCGTGATGAAACAACCGGTAAGCCGGTCGATGCTAATAACCATGCAATGGACGAGTGCCGGTACGCTGCTAATTACTTTACGAAGAAATACAAGGGAGGTTACTAGCCTTGTTTAACAGAATACATGATTGGATAAAGGGGGTGTTAGTCAAAATGGGATTAGCTACTGAGTTGCAAAGCGTAACTGACCATAAGAAGGTAATGGCGGATGATGACCAATATGGATTGATTGCTAAGTGGTTTAGCATTTATCAGTCAACGCCAGAATGGTTGAAAATACACAAAAAGCTACCCGACGATTCTTACTTGGATCGTCAGAAGATGTCACTAAACATGGGACAAGTTGCCGCCAAGAAGATGGCAAGTTTAGTATTCAATCAAAAGGCTGTCATTACTGTTAGCCCCAAAAACGCGAAGAATCCTGATGATCCCTCATCGCCAGATGATTATCAAACGGTTGAGAATCAGTTCGTACAGCAAACCTTGAAAGACAATCATTTTTATAACAATTTTGAACGTTACTTAGAATATATGTTCGCAACTGGTGGCATTGTTATCCGATTGTACACTGATCGTGGTAAAGTAAAGATTCGATTTGCTACTGCTGATGCATTCTATCCAATCACGTCAGATACTAATGGTGTAAGTGAAGCCGTCATTGCCTCCAAGTTCATGAGTGACAGTCATTACTATACGTTATTGGAATGGCATGAAGAAACCGATACAGACTATGTCGTGACTAACGAGATTTACAAGAGTACGACCAATAGCAATGATGATTTGGGTGTGAAGATTGATGATTGGAGTAACTTGCCAGATGCGTTCAAAAACATGTCACCGCAGCCAACTAGGTATTCCAAAAAGCTTTATTCACGGCCGACGTTTATCTATTTAAAGCCTAATTTAGCTAATAACTTGCACATTGACAGTCCATTGGGTATTCCTATCTACGCTAACGCCATAGACACATTGCGCCAGTTAGATGAAGCCTATGACTTGTTATTCCAAGAATTTGTCAAAGGAAAACGGCGTATTGCCGCACCAGCAAATCAATTGAAACGTGAAGTTGATCCACAAACCGGTAAAACACGGTATTATGTTGATTGGAATGAAGATGTCTATATGGCATACAACACGACAATGAGTAGCGGTGATGGTGAGTCAGTGAAACCGACTGATATTACATTAGGACTGCGAAATGAAGCAATTGTGGCTGGCATCAATGATTTGTTGCATTTCTACTCTTCACAAATTGGTTTCAGCGCAGATATGTTTACGTTTGACAGCAAACAGGGTGTTATCACAGCGACAGCGGTAATTAGTGAGAATAGTGATACCTATCAATCCAAAAACAGTCACGAAACGTTGATTGGAGAAGCAATTGAACATATTTGTCAGATTATTGTGGAACTGGCTAAAAATGATTCAAATGTTCAATATTCAGGTCAAACAGATATTGATATTTCTGTTAACTTTGATGATTCGATTGCTAAAGACCGGAATGACAATTTGAATTATTACATGAAGGCGAATGGTAATCACCCCGTCATGACACAACTAGAAGCAATTAAACGTGCCAATGGAATTACTGATGTTGAAGCTCAACAGGTTCTTGACCAAATCAATGCAGAAACAGCGAATGCTGAAGGTGCAATTGAAGATGTTGTCGGTGGTAATGGTAAAGATGGTGAGGGTGATGCTTAAACCATGGGATTTATCAGACTATTCGGATGAAGATGCTAACAACTATGCTAATGTTGAAGATTTGATTTGGTCTTTCATTGTCAACATGATAGGAAATGAAGCATCTAAACATGATGATACCGATAATGAATGGATAAACGAATTACTTAATCATGCAGATGATGTTAGGCAATATGCTGCTAAAATAACTGTCTCGCCTACACAGCATGCGTCTAAGCAATTGCACGCAAGGCTTAGTACAATTAGTCAAGATAATGTCAAACAAGCTGAAAAGTGGCTTAAAAAGGTTACTGGAAAGCAAGTGGATTTGATCAAGGATTCGCAACAGTTTAAGCAAGTTGTTGATGACCAGTTAACAGAGACGGATAATTATCTGAACCTTGCTAGACGTAATATGAGCGCTAATGCGTATCAGATGTTTAGGGGAATTGTTGGTGATGCAAAGCGGTCAATTGATAGTGGTACAACTGCCATCAAAGCAATAGCTAAAGCTAGTGAGCAATGGGCAGAACAAGGTGTACCCGCACTCGTTGATAAGGCTGGTCGAAAATGGTCACCAGATGTCTATGTGCGGACAGTGGTTAACTCAAGTATTAATAGTGCTACGAATGATACAGAGTTACTTAGGTATCGCCAGTATGGTTCGTTAGTTAAAGTTAGTTCACATATTGGATGCCGTCCAAGCCACTTACAGTATCAAGACCATGTTTATTCTTTGAACGGTAATACAGACAAGTATCCAGATTTCGAATCAACAACGGGATACGGTACGATTACTGGCATTGGGGGCATTAATTGCCGACATTATACGATTCCATATATCGAAGGCTACGGTTCAATGCCAGTGCCACAGCAGTCAGATGATGACAATGCTGCTAGGTATCAATTAGAACAAACTCAGCGACGACTTGAACGTGAGGTACGAAAAGCTAAGCGTAAACTGATAGCAGCTAAAAAGCTTGGCGATCAAAGTGATATTACGGCTGCACAAGAATTAGTGAGCCGTCGTCAGTCAGTTACTCGTCAGTTTGTTAACAAGCATGGGCTAGTACGTCAATACAATCGAGAAAAACAGTAGTGCCCTTAGCATGGCGTTAAAAGGCTTATTTTTTATACCTTAATTTAGAGAGGAGTAATAAAAATGGCAGAGGATAATGCAACGTCAACAGGGTCTACGCCTCCGACAACGCTGGCAACTGACCCAGCTCAGACCACTACACCAATTGATACTGAGCAGGTAGCCACAGAAGCGCGTACCGAATTATTAAAGTCACTTGGGTTCGATAACGAGGATGACTTGAAAGGTGTCGTCGAACAACATAATAAAGATGTGGCGGCTAATCAGAGTGCATTGGAGTCTAAATCTGGTGAGTTAGACAAGGCTACCAGTAAACTTGCAAAAGAAACTAGTCGTGCTGACACTGCAGAAGCTCAAGTAGCTGCTCTTAAACAAGGAGTTGATGCTGATCATTTAAGTGATGCGCTGGCGCTCGCCAAGGCTGACTTAGCAAGTAAAGCTAATGGTGTGAAAACAATCGATGAAGCTTTAGCTGGCGTCTTAGAGCGTAACCCAGCATTTAAGGGTGTAGAAGCAGCGCAAGGAACGGCAGTTGCTGGTCAAAACCTTAGTGGTGGTCAAGGTAACGTTGCGGTGCCAGATTTGTCAAAGATTAGCTATGGTGAAGCTGCAAAACTGAAACTAGAGCACCCTGATGTTTACAAGCAAGCTGTTAAAAAACTAACAAATAATTAGGAGGAAATAACACATGGCAGATGAAACAACTGTATTAGATAACCTGATTGATCCACAAGTTATGACTGCGATGATTAGTGCTAAATTACCTAAAGCAATTCGTTTTAGCGCTATTGCACCTGTTGACAATACACTTGAAGGTCGACCAGGTACTGATGTAACCGTACCTCGATACAAGTATATCGGAGATGCAACGGATGTCGATGAAGGTGGCGCTATTGATTATGCTAGCCTTTCAACAGATACCGACATGTTCACGATTAAGAAAGCAGGTAAAGGTGTCAAGATTACTGACGAAGCCGCTCTGTCTGGATATGGAGATCCAGTGGGTGAAGGTCAGCGACAAATTACGATGGCAATCGCATCTAAGATTGACAATGATATCTTGGCTACTGCAATGAAATCACGGCTTACGTTAAGCACTGGCGTTGATGTTACGTCATTGGATATGGTCGATGCAATTGAAGCTGCATTTAATGATGATACGAGTGAGTACGCGGTAGAAGATGATTCACCGACAACCGGCGTATTGTTTATGAACCCTAAAGATGTCAATAAACTACGTAAGGCTGCTGCTGAGAACTGGACGCGAGCAACTGATTTAGGTGACAACATCTTGATTAATGGCACATTTGGTGAGTTACTCGGATGGCAAATTGTACGGTCGCGTAAGATCAAAGAAGGCTCCGCTGTGGCAGTTAAGCCGGGTGCAATGCGTACCTACATGAAGCGGAATGTTCTCTCTGAAAAGGGTCGCGATATGGATCATAAGATCACTAAGTTTAATGCCGATGAACATTATGGTGTTGCAATCTATGATGACACTAAGTTGTTAGTCGTTAATCCATTTGATGTCGAAGGCGGTACTGTTATTAACCAAAACGTAACCAGCACTAAGGATGCTACGGTTAAAAAATCCAATAAGGGTAAAGCTGTGGCATCTGGTACGCCGGCATCTGGTACGCCGTCAAAATAATGCCACCGTCTAATGTTAAAACAATGCCTACGAATGACGGTGCGAAAATCACAGCAAAGTAGGCAATCAAAATTAGGAGGAATGTAGAATGGCTAAAGTGTTGAATGTTTATAAAAAAGGCAACGAAGCGGCAATTGCAACTGGTGATGCAACCAGTGTGGTAATTACTGGCTTAGCAGTTGGCACAATTGTCGCTACTGGTGACTATCAGGTTGCCTATGTGGACGGTAGCCAAGCGAGTGACAAGGTAGATGTTCCGGGATTTACGGTTCTTGCCGCCAAGCCCGCTAATCCACAAGATGTTAAAGCTGCAGCAACCACTGATGGTGCCAGTGTAACTGCTAGTTAGAGGTGATTAGATGCCGATAGTAGATCAAGATTTTTACAATAATGTTTATTTTGGTGAGACGGTACCAGCAAATATTAAGTTTGAACGTTTGGAAATACGGGCCGAAGAGATAGTCAATCAATACGCAAATTATTATTTCGATTCACATAATCTTGATAATTTGCCACTTGACGCTGACCGAATTAATGTGAAGAAGGCTGTCTGTGCTCAGATTGAATGGTTTATTGATTCTGGTGGGGTTGAAGAACTAGCTAACGCTAAACAATCGGCTAAAGGGATTAGTCATGTGACGATAGGCAAATTTAGTTATGAGAAGTCATCACCTGCGACACTACCACGTAGTACGGCACAACGCTCCAATGCGGCAATCAACTACTTACGACCAACTGGCCTATTGTATCGTGGGGTGCACTAAATGGATGATATTATTGATCCAATTCCCATTGAGTTGTTAGATGATGCTATCGAAGTGACACCCTGCGACGCTAATAAAGCTAAACAGGATTCATGGACTACCAGCTCAGATAGCGATGGATCTGATGACTACACGATTAGACATGTACGAGTTGAACCTGCAACCTCGGTGTCAGTACAATCTGTTATTGGCAATGCTAGTGTACAGGTCGTTACTGGGGCCTATACTCTAATTGTAGATTCAACTAACTCGACGCCACTAGATAGGTTGCCCAAGCTTAACGACAAAATTGAAGTACAAAGTACCCACCAATCGTTAATCGTGAAGAGTCTTGATCCTATTTATGATTTTGGCACGCATGTTCATCATTGGGAAGGAGTGTTGCAATGACTACTAAGGTAGACTTGGCACCGCTAATTACGCGTTTGAATAATCTTAATGTGTTGACAAACCGACTAGCAGATGTGATTGTGCATGATTCTGATCAATATGTGCCATTTCTAAATGGTGATTTAGCTGGCCATGTATCGAGAATTCAAACCGGTACTGGCGTTACTATTGTTTGGACAGAGCCGTATGCGGCCTATATGTACGGTGGTAAAGTAATGGTGAAAGCACCGGATACAATGGGTCAGCGGAGAGGCTATCACAAAGTAGTGACGAGTCGGCCTTTGAATTATAATCACACTAAGCATGCATTAGCGCAAAAGGGTTGGGTTGATAAAGCCTATTTGGTTAACGGTCACAATTGGGCAGCACTTGTTGCACACGGATTGGGGGCGACGTAGTGAGTCAAGCTGACCTTGATTTGGATGTTCGGGTTGCTGATTACATCAGTGCTAACGTTAAGCTGTTTGATACTTTAACGCTGGGTAACGATTATGCTCCTGGAATGTCACTGAGTTATACATTGCAGCCTGCTGGACCAGCAACGCGATATTATGACGGTCGCCGCCGTCGTAGTTTTGCATTTGCAATCACTGCTAAACATCCACACGGAATTGTTTGTATTAACACTCTCAGTGCCATTATGGACATCATGGAGAATGCAACACCGATATCAATCAAAAGTGAGAACGGAAGTTTCAAATTCATAAGCGCCAAGATGACAACCTCACCGGAGTTTCTAGCCACTGTTCAGGATGACGATGGTCGAGATGCTCAAAAGTATGGTGTCTATCAAGGCGCTTTTAGTGTACAAGTAATTATTTAATTTAGGAGGAATGCAAAATGGTTAATGCTACAACACCAACAACTGACCCGAATGACAAAAATGTTTTAGGATCGATCCAAGAAAACTATCTAGACGAGTACTGGGTAGGCAAGACCGGAGCTGATAAGACCGTAACCTGGCTATACCTGGCGGATGGGATTACAACCGTGACGCCTAAGTATACTGACAAAAAGAAGACCGCTGCCTACATGAATGGCGGTGGTCAAGAACGTAACACCGTTACTGGTGTTACTTCTAGTTATGACATCTCGGGGGATCGTTCAATTGGTAATCCGGCTCAAGATGATATTGCTGATATGAAGCAAAAAACCGGCGGTCAACGTGAACGGATGTTCCGCAAAGTGCAATGGCTACAACAGGACGATGGCTCATTAAACCCCAATTCTATTGAATCAGGTATGGGGACCTTTACCGATATTGACGATGGTGGTGGTGCTGCTGATGACAACGGGAGTTTTAAAACTACGATGAACTACAATTCATCACCAACTGTTATCAAGACAAGCGACCCGGCTGCTATGACAGCAGCATTGAAGGATACGCCTTGTCAAAATGCGATTATTTTGGGTGTTAAGGCTAATATGCCAACTGACAGCGGTAATCCGTCAAAATAACAGCGCCATCAAATGTTCAATCATTGCCTACTAGCGATGGCGCTATTGTAAAGAGTATGTAGGCAAGTGACGGAGCGATCCGTCATACATAGCATTAAAAATATTAGGAGGTACCAGCATGAGTGATGTAATTAAATTAGAGGTTCCTAGTGACAGTATGACGTTTGAAATTGGTGATAAGAATTACACGGCAAGTTTTGCTGATAAATCATTTGCTATTTTTACAGATCAATATAATGACATTAAAATGGCTGAGGTGAAATTACAGCAGGAGTTACATCATCGATCAGTTGAATTAACTGATAAAGAAGCTCAATTGGAAAAAGATATGATTAACGAGCCAATGACGGCGTTAGATCATAAGAAACAAGTCCTACAACGACGCTATTTACGAATGTACGATGATATTCAGAACAAATATAAGATTGAAGCTAAGGAACGCTTTTATCAATTACTTGATGGCATGTTTGGCAAAAACGCTGGCAAGGAACTATACCATACTTGCAATGATTCCATGGTGGTATTTGCTAAGGTTGTCGCTCAAATCATGATTAACGTAGAACAACATACGGATATTTCTGATTATCGCGACAAGTACTTACAGTCCATTACAGAATTGCGGAAGAATGAACAATGAGTTTTACCGAGATAAACACTAACAGCATCGTATTTCAGAAACATCGGTATCGTTTAGACCTTTCATTTCGCATGGTGTTGCTCTATTTTAAAGCAATCCGGGATGAAGGCCTCACTATACCAGAGCGTGTAGAAGTCAGCTTAAAAGCGCTGGTATTGGACGATACGAGCAAGCTACGTTTTGAGGACAAGGGTCAGTTACTGTCTGAAATATTTAATACAAAAATCAATAATGACCGCGATCGGGTTCGAGCCAAGGTACTCAAATCTGGTAAGCGGTCTTTTGATTTTGATGAAGACGAATCGTTAATCAAGGCTGGGTTCCAACAACAATATGGTATCGATTTAGACCGAGATAGTCTCAGTTGGGAACGGTTTACCACTATGTTGGATGGCCTTAATGAAGATACGCAATTTAAAAAAGTTGTCAGATTTCGACTGGCCAAGGTTAGTGATGATATGGATGCTGATATGCAAACTTATTTAAAGCAAATGAAGCTGATTTATGGATTAAAACAAGCTCACACCGATGGCGACGGCAAGCTGACACCAGATGAACTATCTATCGAGCTAGCTAATTTAGATATGCCACACAAGGCGTTACGGATGAAAGAGTTACGGGAGCAAGGGAAAATATAGAAAGGATGTGTGTAGATGGCTGATATTGCTGGTAGTGTCAAGATTAACGTGGACTTAATCGCTAAAGAGGCGCTTGCACAAGCCGAAGTTCTTAAGCGAACATTTAAAGACGTGGATGTTAGCCCGAAAGCAGCTGCCAATTTAAAAGTGTTGAATCAAGGGTTAGAGACAACTGCAGCCAGTTATAGTAAGCTATCAGCCGCTCAAGAACAAGCAGGGCTGCACATGTCTTCTCAAGTTTCTAAGTTGAACTCTTATAAAGCGCAGTTGCAAGCTAACCGACAAGAGATGACAGCAACAGCTGGTGAAATTGGTCGTCTGTCACGAGCAGAAGGTGATAATTCTGCTCAAGTAGTAGCAGCTAAAAGTAAATATGCTGCCCTTGAACGTGAACAGCAAGCTCTGGTTTTGTCAGCAGGCAAGTTGCAAAAGAGTGTTGGTGCATTAACACCTGAAATGGCTGCCGCAGCTGACAAAGCCATGATAATGGGTACTAAGATACAAAATGCTGGTGAAAAGATTAGCTCTCTTGGAAGTAAGGCCACTATTGGTTTTACGGTACCTATTGTCACAGCACTGGGTGTAGCAACTAAAGCCGCTTCCGATTATCAATATCAATTAGCTGATATCCGTAAGGAAGTTGTTGCACAAGGATACTCTGCTAGCCAAACAAGCTCAATTATGAAGAATCTATCTTCAGACACATTAAAATGGTCCAAAGAGTTTGGTGTTGGTACCAAAGAAATCAATGATGGTATGTTTGAATTGGTTTCTAATGGTTACAATGTCAAACAAGCCATGGGAATGATGCCAGAGTTGTTAAAGACTATGACTGCTAATTCCGATCAGTCTGGGGAGTCTATTAAACTGACCGCTTCTATGCTTGAACAATTTGGCCAGAACTTGGGTTCAAACAGTACTGTAATCAAGAATGGCAATAGCTTGATGAATCAGATGACTGAAGCCACCCATAAGTCAGCCATGTCATTAGACGATTTGAAAGAAATTAGTGGTAATGCTGGTGCTGCAATGCACGCTATGGGCGTTAAAACATATGAATTTATGGCAATTGCAGGGCGCTTAAAGTCTGCTGGTATTGACGCTAGCTCTGTTGGTACGGGGCTGTCATCATTGATGACACGAGTTGGAACAGGGACAGGTCAAGCAGCTAAGGATTTAAAGAAATACAATATTCAAGTATTCGATAGCAAAGGCAAAATGAAAGACGTCTTTGATATTCTTGGACAAATGCAGGGTGCTTACCAGAAAATGAATGATAAGCAGCGCCAGTCATTTATGTACAACGTTGTTGGTCAGGAAAACATGAAGGTTGGGATGACCTTGATGGACGCTAATCTTGACCGGTACAAATCGTTATCTAATGAGATCGAACACAGCAACGGAACCGTTGATAAATACAACAAAACAATGCGTAACACGAGCCAGTTCACTATGGCCCAATTTAAATCTAGTTTGAACGCTTTAGAAATTGAATTTGGGCAGAAATTCCTACCAACCCTCACGCCCATTATTCGTGAGTTAAAGAATATGCTAGACCGTTTTAGCGACTTAGATCCGGCAACGCAGAAACTAATTCTTAATACAGGCTTAGCTGTTGCGGCCGGTGGACCATTGATTAGTATGTTTGGAAAATTGACCTCTGGTGTAGGGCTACTAACTAGTGGATCTATGAAATTATTGGTTGGTGCTGCTAAACTATCACCGTTATTTGGCACTTTAGTTAAAGATGGCGGTGCGGCCAGTACTGTCATTACTGGCCTTAGTGGTGGTGCAGAGGCAGGTTCAGCATCCTTGTTAGGTCTAGGTGGTTCAGCACTAGGTACAGTATCCGGATTAGGTGCTTTGGCCGCTGCTGCCGCCCCGGTCGTATTAGGTGTAGCGGCTGTGGGAACAGCAACTTACTTTGCGATTAAAGCCGGCAAGGAGCATAGTGACCAGTTGAAGCGCCAACGTGCTTCGATGGACGAATATGGTGCCAATATTAGTCAAAACTCGCAAAAAGCAATTGGCTCATTCAACGAACTACATCAAAAAGCCAAGAATGATATGGCACTATTGGACACCGCGGTAGGCAAGCAGTCTAAACAGTTATCTAGCGATGTCGTTACTAAATACAGTAAGATGGCTGATTTGGTTGAACAACAGTTTTCCAAGACTAAAAAGGCCGGGATGGATGCACTATCCGACTTATCCGGAAGCTTTGGAAGTGCTGGCAATAGCTGGGTAACACAAGTTGAAAAGGGCGTTGATAAGCGGGCTGATGGGCAAACTAGTAAGCTTAAAAAAGCTAAAAAAACGATGGAGAGCATTTTAAAGTCAGTTGACGGTGACTTCTCAAAGCTGTCTACTACTCAAAAGGCTAAACTAAATGAGGCTGAAGCTTACATTGACTCGCAAGTCTCCGCGTTTGGCATGGCTTATAAGGACCAGCAAGCATTATATAAAGCCTACGTTCAACAACATGGCACTATCACGGATGGCATGTATAAGGCGGACGCAAAGTCAGCAGATTCGGCATATTCCAAGACTTATGGCAAGGCAAGTGATAGTTATAAGAAGAGTCTGTCTGAGCTGAAATCGCTAAGAAAAAATGACCAAATTAGCAAGGACCAATACGACCAAGCACTTGCCATGCTAGACGCTAAGCGTAACAAGCAACAAACTCAGGCCTCACTGGAATACATCAAAACTGAAAAAGCGGCCGGCGATGCGTATAACAACAATGGTCGTGAAAGCTTGCGTACTAAGCAAACGCTTGATGATGAATACACGAAAACGATTACCGATGAAAATGGAAAAAAGGAAAAGCTTTATTGGGACGATGTCAGTAACAGTGAAGAATCAGCAGCCAAATGGATTGCGGACCATAAGAAAGACAATCAGAAGTACATTGATGATCAAGTCAACGCACATGGGACCATTGAAAAGAATATAGCTAAGTTCCAGAAGTCTCAGGAAAAAGCCTATGAGGCAATGGGGATGTCTGACTCTACTGCTGCTGCACAAGCAAAGGTAGATGCCGATAATATGCTGGCAGAGACAACAAAAGCAGGTGCTAAATTGGCCGCAAGTGCTGAAAAAACGCATGATAATTATGTTAAGTCTTTGAATAAAGGCACTTTGGGAAGCCCAGCCAATGTTGCTAAGCAATGGGGACTTGATCTTTCTGATAGTGCTGCAAACATTTCTCTTGGTAAATACGGATATAAAACTGCACAACAGTTCTGGACTGATGTCAAATCTGGTAGCAAACAGGGTTATGAAGAAGCACAAGTATATTTCAATTCAATTCTAACTGGCTTCAAGGATGACGGCAAAAAGAATATCAGTGATTTAACCGATTCTGAACAGGAAGAACTTCGATCAGGTCTTTCAACGGGAATCTTATCTTTGAAAGATTTAGCTCCCGTTTTTGGAAATACAATTACTGGCCTTTTCCCGAAAGACTTGTCCAAGCTGAGCGGAAAAGAAATTGATACCCTTAAACAAGGGTTAGCCGATGGAGTCGTAACTATTTCTGATTTAAAACAGCAGTTCGGAGACAATATTACCGGTCTATTTCCTAAAGACCTATCAAAACTTGGAAAAACTGATATAGCAACCTTAAAAGAAGGGCTCAAGAGTGGTGATATTACTGATTCTCAGTTGAAAAGCCGGTATGGCAAACAATATGCTGCTATTTTTAAGCAGGATTTATCTAAGCTGGGTAAGAGCGATATTCAATCACTCAAATTAGGCTTGGATCTTGGGATTATTACCAAGAGTGGTTTAAAGACACGTTATGGTAAAGCAATTTCTAATATTTTTGATCACGATTTGAAAAAGATTGGGCAAAAAGATATTGACACTTTAGCAACTGGTATTGATTTGGGAATTCCTGGAGCTAAATCTGCATTGAACAAGCTAAAGTCCGCAGTGAAGACCGGCGCCAAGATTAATATTAGTGGCGAAGGTAGTTGGACCATGGATACCCTCAACAAGGCTTATGCTGATAAGAAAATTTCAACTGAAAACTACTTGAAAGTATTAGCAGCGATGGTTAAGGGGAAGACTAATGTTGATATTGGTGAAAGCGGCCGTAAGACCATGGATAGTTATAACGATGGTATCAACGGTGAGAAAAAGGTGCCCATTAATTCAGTTACAGGGACTGCTCAAACCATCAAAGATGTTATGACTTTGGGGCAAAAAGCTGTTGGTGCTGGTAACGATACAATGGAATCATTCAATCAAGGTCTAGTCGAGAAAGCGGCCGACCCCCTGAAGTCTGCCGGCGGAGTTGGAAAGGGCGTGGCCCATAACCTCGATCAAGGTGGAGCTAGCGTTAATGCATTGTCTAAAGCTGTTGGTGGTAAGAGTTCTTACACAGCAACTGAAAACAAGTTAAGTATAACGACAGGGATACCACATAAAACCGGTACTAATGGCAAAATCACAAGTCCTGAAACTGCAATAGTCGGTGATGGTTATAAGCCAGAATTGATTGATTACGGTAATGGATCATTAGGACTGTCACCGGCTGTTCCAACTGTGACCCACTTGCCTGTCGGTGCTCAAGTCTTTTCAGGTGAGGATACTGAAAAAGCGGCACCATTCCTTAAAATGATGGGGTTACCGATGTTTGCGACTGGTTCGGGTGGTAATATCGTTGATTGGATTAAGAACCTATTTGGTGATGCTATGAAGTTCATGGAGCACCCGATTAAGAACTGGGAAAAATTAATAGATTCAAGTTTTGATATGAACCTATTTCCGGGTGGCTCACAGAATCAGTTTGGCCCAGATACTAAGGACTGGGAAAAGAAGCAAACCAATTGGCTAAAGAAACTAGAGGACAGTCTAGGCGACTTGGGTGGCGGCGGTGCAACGTACAATCCAAGCATGATTAAACGTGCAGCGCTTGCTATGAAGACCAGCATAGACGGTGAAAAATTAAAGCAATTACAATACTTGATTAAGAACGAATCAGGCGGCAATGCTCACATTAGAGGAATTGATGACGGTGACGGTACAGGCCCAGCTATGGGGCTACTACAATACAAACGATCTACTTTTGATACCTACGCACTACCCGGGCACCACAACATCTTATCTGCATGGGATCAATTATTAGCGTTTTTTAACAATAGCAATTGGAGCTCAGATATTGGTGTAGGTTATAACGGCAAATATGGCGAGTGGCGTGGACAAGCTTCCGGTCCAAGCGGTCATCGTCGTTTTGACAAGGGCGGTGAGTCCTACGAAAAACAACTTGCTTGGGTTTCCGAGCATAACCAACGTGAGATTCATATTCCGGATGATCAGTCGAATTACAGCAAGTATTTAACGAATCAAGCTGTCAAGATGTCATTTGGTCAGCAGGCCTTCGTTGCTACAAGTGCGGAACAAGCTGCTGGATTAAAGAGTACCATTCCCGTAGATGTTCCTAAGAATGGCGGACCCGTCGCAGTTAGTGGTGCAACGACAAACGGAACTGGTGAGGTATTAGGCATGGTCAAGTCATTAGTGGACGCAATTACTAGCAAGACAGTTAACATCACTGCCAAACTAGATAACGGCGTCCTTTTTAATGCCCAGTATCCGTTAATCAAGCTGGCTCTAGGTCAAGATGTTGTCATTGACCGAGCGAGAGGAGGTAAATAGATGGAGTTAGATATTCAAGTAATTCAACAGGATGGCAGTAATTACTGGCTATCTGATTTGGGTATTCAAGTAGAAAAGTTTTCACCACCTGCACCAACGTTCACTCGAACTTACACGCCAGTTGGTAAGTACAATGTAGCTTCATCTGAAACACACACGAGTGAACGCAAGATACCACTAGTGTTTGATGTCAAAACAATTGACTCAGTTGACCAAGAACTAATGCGGTTGAAGCTGTTTGATTTATTTCGCGGCTACGAGGATTTTTATGTTGTTAGTAGCGTCATTCCATCGATTCGTTGGCCAGTCCATGCGGATGATGGGTTTAATGTAGACCCTTATGAAGCGTCACCTATTATGACGGAGGATATCACAGTTAACCTAGTTGTTACTGGTGGATTTGGTGAGACGATTAACACCACTGCCAACATGAAGAATAACATACCATTAGGATTTGATATTCCGTTTGCATGTTTACCACCGTATCGTTTCACCAATCAAAGCGATGTCAAGGTGTTTGTTGGTGGTTCAATTCCGTTGCTGGCTGATGGCAAGGCGGCCACATTAACCTTCCATGGAGATGTGGCTAGTCAATTATCGATTACTAACAAAACTACGGGACAAGTGTTTCAGTTAAATCAAGCGTTGAAGAAATCCCAGACTCTAATTTTATATGGCATGGTTCCAGTTGTAGATGGCGTGAATGTCTACAGCAAGGGGAATCATGCCTATTTAGATTACGTCAAAGGGATTAACGAGCTACAAATTGCAGGCGCAACTAATTATGATTTGGAATTTGATACACGGTATTACGTTTAGGAGGTGTGAAAGTGTTTTATTTACGTGATATAACAGGTAACGAACTACCAGTTATCCCAATTTCAGCACAATTGACTGAAACCGTGAATCAAGTGGCGCAGTTGGAATTGACGTTCATTAACACGGGGACGAATGTGTCTGCTGTAGGCATGTTGCAACCACGCACGCTTTTGCTAGATTCTGATAGTGGTGAAGCTTATCGTATTCAGACCATGAATGGGTCTAACATCGGTGGTAGTCGCAATGTTAAAGCAACGTTTCTAGGCGCTGTGCACGATTTAAATGACCATTACGTTGAGAAGAGTATAAAGGGATCCCAGTCGCTCGATAGCTGCATGCAGCTAATTACTGAAGGCACTGGTTTTACGTATACGATTCATGATGATTTCAATCATTATGATTTTTCTGAAGATTTTGGTACTGGATTAGCGTTTGATTTATTCTTAAACACTTTGATGTCGGACTTCAATTTCGAATGGACTAGTACGGGCAAGCACATTGATATTTATAAACAAGTCGGTAAGCGTGATGCTTTCGTTTGGTTAGATGGATTGAATCTTAGCTCGTTGACAGATGAGAGTGATTACACGACGATTGCTACGCATATTAAAGGTACAGGTAAGTTAGACGACAAGGAAAAACCATTGGCTACTGCTGAGTACACGAGTCCTAACGCAACAACGTGGGGTGTAATTGATGCAGAGCCAATTTCTGATGAGCGGTTCACGAATAGTGATTCCCTATTGGCATATTTGAAATCAAAATTACAAGATGTGCCGTTGATTCAGCGAACTGCGACATTGAATGATTTCAAGACTAACTCGGTATCTGGAATGATTAATAATAGTGAGGTTGGAAATTACGGCTATATTCGGGATCGTAATGGTGTGGATGTTGAAACTCGAATCAGTGAAACCGTGATTGATTTGGTTAATCCAGCGACGACTAGCGTAACCTTTGGCAATATGACCAAAAGCTTTACACAAATCACCGCGGGATTGCAGACTGCTCATAGTGATTCTGGTAAGCAGATCGCACAACTAAAGGCCGGAATTGATGCTGTAGACGGCAATGATTTGATTACTGATGCGAATACACTTGACAGACTTAATGCGTTGGGTGGTGCCGTGAATGGATAAAATGACGGTGCAACATGCTATTGATATTCTTTCAATGCAGTTTCCAATTAGTTGGGAGAAGATTTCCAATAAACCAGAGTTAGTGACTAGTGATGACTTGGACCAGCGACTAAGTTTAATTGGGCAGTTGACCTCACCAGATGGTACTGTATGGGTACCTAGCATTGATAATGATGGGAAGGTCATCTGGCAAAAAGTAAAAAAGGAGGAAAAAGATGACAGCACAACTAGCAACAAATGAATTGTCGGCTGTAAATGATGAACCGTTTCGTAAAGTATTAATTTCAAATTTTGAAATAATTCAACAATATCTAAATAAATTTGATGAACTTGCAGATGAAGTCAACTCCGATCAATCGCAACAAAGCGCTGACTTAGATAAAAAGTTTACCGACATGCAACAACAAATGAATGATAAAATTAATCGGATCACAATGGGTACTGACGAAGATACGATCCGTTTAGTCGTTACAGCGATTCTACAAGAGCAGGGAGTGATTAAGTAATGCAGAGTTTAACTTATGTTATCGGTAAGGATAAACGCAATTTAGTCGATGACATTCAGAATTTTAAGATTGATTTTGATGATTCCAATTACAATTGGGTTCAGGCTCGGCAATATGAAGACGGGATGCGACAAGTTTTTGTCACTATGAAAAATGAAGACGGATCACCGTTTGATTTAACTGGCTGCAACTATTGGTTTGAAGGAATCTTGCCAGATGGCGTCCATAAGATTTTAGACGCAAATCATGGTGTGGCGATTGATCCGGTTAATGGCCAATTCCGCTTTGATATGCCTAAGCAAGCCTTTTCGGTAGCTGGGTCGTATGTCCAGGCCTTTTTCCGGATTATGAAGGATGGCGCCAGCATCACAACGCTGGAATTTGATTTACAAGTCTTAGCTGACAAAGTGATCTCAGGCTTGGTACCACGCGACTACATTACACCGTTTGAAGATCTGCTTAATTCGCTAAACAAGATGGGAACTGATACCCAGACGATGTTGCAGAATCTCCAGAAACAGATCAGTGATCTAGAAACCAAGATCACACAGGACGGGCTATTTACGCAGGCCGAAGCCGATGCTTTTAAGCAAACTATTCAAGACGTCGTTACTGAACGATTGGCAGAATTTCAAACCACATATCAAGATGATGTCGCAAAGATGAACGCCCAGATTGAAACGCTAAATCAGAATGGTTATCGTGTTCTTCCTTATAAAATGGTTTCTGGAACTACCGATCCTGTAGGCGTAAACGGAACTATTTCAGAAAATCAGATCGAGCATCTGGCTACCATCGGAGCTAGTTTAGCTTTGGTTGATATGGTTAATATTCAAAGCGCGACTGACGCTAATCCAACAAAATCTTATGGTCATGAGATGCAACGTGTTATAGATTTATGCAAAAAACATAGCGTCCCCATCCAAATGCTAAAGCCACATCTTGGTATAAATTGGTCCGATAATTTTTATCGGGCAAATTATAATCCTACCGATGTAATATCAGCGATGAAAAACTGGGGTAGCATACTGATGTCCTATGCAGACATCTGCAATTCGAATAATATTCCAATCCTATGTATTGAATGCGAGCACTACATTTTGACACAAAACAAATACTTGGATTACTGGACAGACATCATTAATCAAATTCGTCAGAAATATCAGAATCTAAAGTTAACTGCCGCATATATGAATTTTGAAATTGTTGATCCGGAGCATAAGGACCTACTACAAAAATTAGACATTATCGGTCTTAACGTCTATCCAGGTTACATTATTGACAGTTACGATGAGTCATTACCTGTTTCCTATCTAGTTCAAGCGTTCTATAACACGGTCACCGGTGAGAATATCGCCGCCGATATTGACCAAGTATGTGATGAGTTACAGAAACCGGCTTTAATCACCGAAACTGGTTGTATCCCAACGATGGGAGGGCTGGCGGCACTGATACCTTCAGACTACGATTCAAGCAAAGGCGCTAATGACTATGAAGTAACTGCGTATCTCATGAAGGCACTGTTCCGCTTCATGCAAGAAGATCGCAATATCATCGGATTCGCTTGGTGGCATTTGAACAAACCGTTTTCGTTTTTTGACGATTCAAATAGTACTGATAATTTATCAATTGCTGAACAAGCCTTAAAAAGCTATATTGAAAGGAAGCTGATATAATGCCTGTTACTTACAACAATGACGTTCTTGGCCCTACAACAAATTTGATTCCACAATACGATCAGTACAAGGTTTATTCAACACCGTCATTCGATGAAAATAATTGTACGTATCTTGGCTCACTGAAGTTACAAAGTGATCCCACGCAGATCACGAAACAAGTTGAGCGTAAAGCTCGACGGTTCACACTTGCACTTCGTTGTACAAACGGTGAAGACAATGTGGTTCATAACGTTAGTGATGTCTATATTTCAGCTTATTTTGATAAACCGGATAATTTAGCTGTCAACATTGGAACAAAGTCGCTCACAGGATTTTATGATACTTCTGAATTTTATAAATTTTACGTATTCTGGACAAGAACGACTCGTAGTGAAACAGTTGAATTTGAAGTTGAACTCTGGATGGAGACAAGAGACGGCATTAGTGCTGTTGATCTTCAACCAACTTTCTTCAGAACATATTTAGACAGTAATACGCAGGCTAACTACGACAAGGTGGCTAACATTCATTACAATGGCTATTCACGTATTGACGCTCTATTTGCAGGCATGGCACAAAAAAATATTAGTCATCAAGACATGATGAATCAGCATTCTTCGGGTTATGCATCCGCTCAAAGCTATTCTAGTTATACGGCGGATAATTCTACAAATGATCTAGTCGTTCTTGACCCTTATCAATCCTATGTAGTACTGGCAACCAATGGTGAGGCTCGGACAATTGCGACGATTGCTCCGGTGACTGATTATCAATATCAAAATGGTCGGCGATTAGTTTGCTTTTGCTGGAATCCCATTACGTTCCATCACGCTGGTAATCTTGATAGCGCTGGAGACAATCATCTAGTGATGAGAGGAAGCGCTGATTATAAGACTCAAGTCAATGAAGCGATTGAATTCCTACGAGTAGGTAATCTTTGGGTTCAAGTTTAGGAGGGTAGGTAAAATGAAAGTAATTTATCGGGTCAGTGAAATTGGTATTCGGGAGGTATCAGTGCCAGATGATTATGCTTTGCAAGCTGGAGAATTACCGCCCCAACCAATCGTTGTTCACAATCCTTCATCAACAGAACAGTTATTGATGCAACAAGCACAACAGATTACTATTCTTCAATCTATGATGATGCAACAGAACCAAGCGAATGCAAAGCTGCAGGCTGCTAATGCTCAACAAGCAACCCAGATTAAATAATTACAACAAATGTTTATGACTGCTAATCAGCAACAAGCAATCGAAAAAACTAAGGAGGTAACAGCATAATGATGACACAAGTACAAATGCTTCAATTTTTTTGGAACGACTGGGGAAATCATAATTTAGATTTCTACAAAGTCTATGTTCAGTGTGGCGCAATCAGTAAAGATGACTATAAGACAGTTACTGGTCAAGATTATGATGTGGTAGCTAAAACTCAACCAGCTTAGTAACACAAATTGTCGCTTAGAAAATAAACAGTACATAAGTAAGCCTCACTCAAACGAGCGGGGCTTTTGTTATGGGCGGCTGATGTAGGAGGCAGACAATTGAATAAGCACAAATTAAAGGCACTCGTCTTAATGGCGGGCGCCATTTTTATACAATAATTTTGAATGGGATACAAAGCAATGGAGATGATGGAATGTGGTCAATAAATTAAAACGATTAGGCCAGCAGATTCTCGTGTACTGGTCTTATTTCAGTTATGGCCTGTTTACACTAATTGGTGGGCTGTATGTTTTTGACCATCTGAACTATTTAGATGATCCTCGCATTACGACACCGCCGCCTCCCGCAATGTGGGAACGGGCTAGTTTTGGCTTTGCGGACGATTGGTGGTTCGCAAGTTTATTGGTATTGGCTGGGATAATCCTGCTGATTGGCGTCTTGCTGGACAAACGGCTTTTTCGCAATGTCGGGTTGATTATGATCGCCCCTTTATACGGTTCCTTAGCTTTCGCCTTTATTGTGCGGGGTTTTTTTGACTTCCGTTTTAATCTAACTTGGTTGTTTGCTTGTCTGGCACTAGCACTACTATTTGGCACGGCAATAAAAGGAGGCTGGCACGATGATTGATTGGACCACACACAACTTAATCCCACTGGGCCAGTTTCTGACGGCCGTGGGTACTGTGGTGGGCGTCGTGGGTGGCCTATGGATTAAGAACAAACGTGACGATAACTCAATGCAGAAGTATGTAATGCGGGTGATGCAACAACAAAATCGAGAGACTAACGCTGACATCAAGCAAGCTAAGCATGACTATCAAGAGCTACGTCAGTTACACGAGACCACTGTGCGGCAACTTAATGAGCAGATTGGGTTGAAAGAAGAGGAAAATCAACGTTTACGGGCTAGAATCAGACTGCTTAAAGCTGAAAATGATGCTTATCACGCTAAGTATGGAGGAATTGATTATGAAGGATTTTTGGAAAAACATTAATAAAACGAGTGTGGCCAAGTTTGCCGTGCTATTATTGGCCTTGGTAAATCAAGGATTATCACTTACTGGTCACAACTTATTGCCGATTACTAGCGATCAAGTTAACGACTGGGTAAGTTTGACGTTTACGATTGTAGCGGCGTTGATTGCTTACTTCGATAACGACACTATTATGAAGGGTAGTGAAGCACCAACAAAAGTAAATGGAGGCGATCAGGGTGAAATTCAAAAATAAACTAGCACTGACAGGAGCGGCCACAATGGCTGCTCTTTTTTTAGGCATGAATGCCAGCGCCGCTCGTATGGATATGGTCGATGTGTCGAATAACAACGGCTATATGTCAACGGCCGAATACACGTCAATGCGTAATGAATTTGGCGTTAAGGCTGTCACGGTCAAGATTAGTGAAGGCGGTACGTACAAGGACCCATATGCCGCTAGTAACATTGCCAATGTTCAGGCCGCTGGTTTGTATATCAATGGGTATCACTTTGCACGCTACGCCACTAAGGCACAAGCAATCGCCGAAGCTGACTTTGCCGGTCAAGCGGCTAAAGCAGCAGGACTACCTATTGGCGCGGTACTAGCGACTGATGTGGAATCACAGGAAGCCAACAACCAATCTAAGGCAACGAATGATCGTAATAATGCGGCTTTCATGAAAGAGATTCAAAAGTTTGGCTACCGAACTGATATTTATACGTCAGGATCATGGGCTAATAACAAGATGACTATTAAAGGTAGAACTGGTTGGATTGCGTCATATCCATATGTTGTCAGTGGCAAAAACTGGTACTCAACTAACCACGCATGGCAGTGGTCATCAACGGCTAAGTTTCGTATTAGCTATGGGGGCTTCGATGTTAGCCAATTAAATAGCAACTACTACACTGCTGATCAGAAATCAACTGTCAAGCCGACTGATAAAGATGCAGTCAAAGATAACAACAGAGAAGCTAACAAACACACTTCCAAGCCATCTACGTCAGCCAAGTGGGTTAAGGAGTCGAAGACTTACACGCTCAAGAAGGCGGTAAAACTCCGTACTGGTGCTTCAACGTCATCAAACACGATTGCTATTTTGCCAGCTGGAACTACGGTCAAGACTGATCAGGCCATTATTCAGGGCGGCTATCGTTGGGTACGCCAGCCACGCTTTAATGGTTATGGCTATCTAGCAACTGGCCCAGCAAGCAATACGCTGGAATACGTCGAAACTAGTGCTTCTCACACGTATTACACGGTCAAGTACGGTGATTCATGGTGGGCGATTGCTCAACGCAACGGTTTAAGCGTCTACACGTTGGCAGCGCAAAACGGTGATAGTATCTATTCAACGATTTATCCGGGCACAAAATTGATTATCAAATAG